GCCTTTTTTTTTTTTTTTTTGTTTTACTTACCTACTGACAGAGGTGCTTCAATCTTTCCTGCATGTTGGTAGTTGCTAATACCACCAATAAAATCACTTGCGGTAAGGTGTTTTAGGTCACTTAGCGTGTTAAGCTGCACACCAATCTCAAAAGTAGGCGCATGGAACTCTTTATTGTTCATCAGTTCATAAACCTGCTTCATATGGTTCTGATAAATCTGAGTATCCCCAAAGACACCTATCAAGTACCGTGGAGTATATCCAGTCATCTTGCAAAGTACTTCCAGAATAAAACCATAAGATGCAATGTTAAATGGAAGACCTAAAAAGGTGTCTACAGAACGTTGATACCATTGTAAGTCAACCTCACCTTCGTTAGTGATATAAATCTGAAACAGAACATGACAAGGTGCTAAAGCCATTGAGTTAGCTGCAATATCTGCTGCATTCCAAGCATTAACAAGCATGTAACGGTCTGTGATATCACCTTTCATCTTCGTTACTAAGGTCTCTAACTGGTCTACAACACAACCGTTATGACCTTCAAAGTTTCTCCACTGAACCCCGTAGATTCTCCCACCTGCATCTTCTAACCAGTCTTGCTCAGAAGAATAGTTAGAGCTTAACCAGCGTTTAAAATCATCTGACCAGATAGTCCAACGTTCCCCATCATTTTCACCCCAAGTACGGTAACGGAGTTCACCAAGTTTATTCTCACCATTCAGGAACCATAAAGCTTCCCCAATAACTTGCCGTGTAAACACCTGTTTAGATGTTAAGAGTGGGAAACCAGTACGCATATCAAAACGAAATTTTGGTGGAGCAAATGCAGAGATAACATCTCCAGTTCGTGTAGTACGCAGTTCACCAACGGATAAAACATGGTTCAGGATATTTTTGTAACTCAAATCAGCTTGTGACATATCAAAAGTGTCCTTTTACTTGTGGAACATAGATTTCAAAGGTTGCTTTACCATCATCTGAAGGTCTCGACTGCACCTTTGCAAATACACGGTTATCATACAGCTTATCAAAGAAGTTTTCAAAAGGTAAATACACAGTGGTCTCTTCAGTAACTTTATGGAAAACTGTATGGAAAACTACACCAGCATATGGTAAAGCATCGACAAGAACACCTGCACCACCAATTACAAAGACATCTTCATCAATAGAGCTATCAAGATACTTCAAAAATGCTCCAAAGGACTCTTTGCTGGCCTTAGCATACATTACATCTTCTTTACCAAAATCTATACCATAATAAGGTACAGAGTTTGTTAAGATAAGGTTTTCACGTTCAGGTAAAGGCTTACTACCCAGAGTCTTAAAAGTCTCATTGCCCATAACTACTAAGTTGTTTTTAGTGAGTCTCTTAAACTCTTGCATATCTTGCTTATGTCGAGGCCACGGCATACCAGTTGGAGTACCAAACTCCCCATTTTCACCACTTGCAAAGATTAATTTAATCATTTTGTAAACCCTTTCTTAATAAACCAGTTGATAACATTCTTCACAGCTTTATTGCTATGGTAGATTAAGTGTGGTGTAGGTTGGTATAAACCATAAGCCCAGAAAGCAATGATTTCATTACATCCTGTACACCTTGTACTCTCTTCAGCAATATGACCGTTGACTATTTCACTTACCTCACCTTGTAAGTCTGTACATCCACAATGTGGACATCGGATAGGTGTTCCATCAGACTCATAGCAGTGTTCAATTTTCATCTATTTAACCTCAAAAACTGGCTCAAGAACCAATATAAAGTCTACACAGTCATCTTCTTCATCCAGAATACCATCAAAATTCTTAGGAACGAAGTCGAAGAGGCTCATAACAAAACAGTCAGAAGTGACCCTGATAGTTCCTCCTATGTTCTCTACAGTTAACACTGTACGACTTTCTTTTACCTCCCTCAGAAGATTACTCACAAAGTCATCTAAGAAGTACTTCATCAGTGACTTGAAACCTTTAGGATAATCTGTACCAGAGTATGTTTCAATCTGTGGTACAAGCTTAACATTTATACTAGTCTTTGTTAAGAACGTTTTAGAGAACATACTATCAGGTAACTTACAAACAGTCTTTCCAGTACCTTCATGCTCAATCTCAACAAAACCAGCTTCATCGCCACATGTAACTATTTTAAAAGATGCTTCATTCTCATACTGTGAAGCCATAAACTTTTTAAGCATCTCTTTAAGGAAATCTGCATGAGCATCTTGTAAGAAGATATCAATCATAGTTAATCACCTATTATGGGAACAAGCACTTAATGTCATCGTTTTTGAAAACAAAACTTGTGTAGTTATGACCATCAACATCCAACCAAACAGCTTGAACATCTACACCATCAAGATTCTGGTAAAGCTCTTTGATGAAGTGGTCTTTTACAATCTGACTGCTAGTTGTTTCCAACTTAATGTTCGAGATTGCTGAACCTACAGCCATATAACCCATGACACGTTTCTTCTCAGTATGCTTAATCTTACCATCTTTGTAAGCCATAATGAGATTGGAAAGAATCTTTACACCATAATACTTTTCAAGGTGAGTAGGTACACCATAAAACCCTAATGCGAAGTTTTCAGAGTGGATAATGTTTTCACGTTTCATATTAATCTGCCAACCTTAAATTAAAATTAACACCAAATTTTTCGCATACTTCCAACATATACTCAAGGGAGACGTTACCAGTGAGGTGGATTATGTTGGATACACGAGCCTGAGAGATACCACAAATTTTAGCGACTTGCTCTTGAGAAAGACCTCTGGATTTAATCTCTCTCTTAAAACGATGTGCAACGAAGTCTCTCATTTCGTCTACATCCATTGGACAAATATAACTCTCCATTTCAGCCTCTCTATCAGCCTCCCAATCATCTTGTGGAGCATAAGGGTCAAAAACCTCATTCATCTTTCTTCTTCCGTTTGCGTGAAGTGTCAATCAATGAATCTATGTTTGTAGCCCTAACCTTTTCACGTTCATCGTTAAGATAATCATCAAGAGCCTTTTCAATCTGTGAATCATCTTGACAGATAACTGTAAAGACCGTAAAGCCGTCTGTATCGTCAATTATCTTACCATAACCGCTTCTGGGATGTAACTTTTTAAGAGCCATATTAGATACCTGTGCAGCTTCTGTTTTCTAAGAAATACTCAACACCATACATAGCTTTTTGCATCAAATCTTCTTTAAACTGGATACGGTGGTTGAGCATAGCCTGTACATCAATATCATCACGGTGTTTCTCTTTAATGTTTGCAGATTGCAGGAAATACTCTGCAAGAACACGATACTGGTAGTCAGTCACCTTATCAGTCATCTCTGTTAAAGACTCTTCAGAGATTGGTTTAAGTAGCTCACCATTCGCTAGAGCAACACCCTTTACAATCTGACAAGTATCCTCTGGGACGCCTGATAAGTTCACATTTGGTAGTTCTGTTGAATGAACTGGTAAACTCATTGTCATAACCATTGCAGCAGCTAATAAAATCTTTTTCATAATGACCTCAAAGTTATATTAAATTTTGTATTACATTGAGTATAAAAATAAGCTATAACACCTGACTTGTCAACAGATTTTATAGCTTATTTGGCAGATTTTTTATAAGGCTACTGCCATCCTTCCATACCTTACCTTACCACACCTAACCATACCTAACCAAACTACACCATACAATACCTTGTTAAAAGACCCTCTTAAAGACCTTTTAAAAAGGTAAGTCTCATTTTAATGTAGCTGAGACTAACTACCCGCACCTTACATCGCCATACCCAACCAAACCCAACCAGACCGCACCTTACAGCGCCTAACCTTACCTGACCGAACCATACCTTATTAAAAGACCCTCTTAAAGACCTTTTAAAAAGGAGCCTCCGAAGAGGCTGCCTAGTCAACTTAGAAAGGTTTTCTACGTTGCTTGTTAATGTTAGCTTTCATAGCAGCTAAATGGTTTTGCTGTTCAATTAGTCGTGAACGTTCTTGATGGCTAAGTGCCATAGTGTTCACATTCTCAATTGCTTGAGTGGCTTGCTTTAAAGCTCGACCAATCTTACCAGACATTTTACGTTTTGCAATAGTTGCTTGATGCTTAGGTTCAACCACACGATAACCAACACCCATTGAAGCAACCAGATAAATCTTCTCTTCTTTAAGAAGCTTCTCAATAAACTTCTCAAGTCGGTTTAGACGTGTAAGCGCATAAGCCTTCATTTCATCTTCGTACTTAACAATGTCACCTTGATAAGTTGGCTTCACAATACCTAAGAAGGTATCCATCTCAGAGTGTGATACAGTGTCACCGTAACTAAACTTTGCTGCTAATGCTTTTGTATTCATAATTAAACGTTACCTTCTGAAATAACTTCTACAGAAAAACGACCAAAGCGTGGACGCCAATCACCTACACCACAAAGGTTACCAGCATTTTCCAGAACCATCAAGAGTTCTTCTTTGGTAATTTGCTCTTCATCGAACATCAAACCGAACTCTACAGACCAGTCACGGAAGATTGGACGGTAGCTCATAACTCGTGCTGTACCAATCTTAACAGACTTAGCATAGATAAAGTCTGGATTCTTAGCAAGTTCTTGTGGGTTTGCTGGACAGTTCTTGATAGTCATTGGGAAGACTACATCTGTCAGCATAATGGCTCGGTCAATTACCTTACCAAGTTTGTTGAGTTTTGCACCAGACTTGATACAAGCCTCAATCATCTCACCGTTCATAACAAAACCAAGTTGCTCATCGTAGTAACAAGAAGTTACCAGTTGACTTTCTGCTAAGAGCGCATAGTCTTCGTCAGTCTTTTTACGTTTACTGGACAGAGACTTGTGATATTTTGTCAGAGGATTTAATGGGTCTGACAGCGTATCAGCGTGGCTCAGGAAAGGACGAGTACCAGTGATTTTGATATTTAACAGTTTCATAGCATTTAGCTCCACACTTTAGTTGATTGTTAAGTTGTTTGTAAAGAACCCTCAATAGAAGACTCTTTAGAAACTTGGTAGATTTTTAACGTGGCTACTACCATCCACCCTTACCAGACCAGACCAAGCCAAGCCCAACACTACCGAACCGGACACGACCAGACCTTATTAAAAGACCCTATTTAAAGACCTTTTAAAAAGGTAAGTCTCATTTTAATGTAGCTGAGACTAACTACCCATACCTGACCAGACCCCACAACACCTCGACATACCATGTCTTACCTGACCTAGCCGCACCTCACCAAGCAGCACAGTGCCTGACTATACCGAACATCACTTAAAAACCCTTTTCAAAAAACTCTTAAGTGATGCTGGTGAGTACCCGTTGGTTTATGCTGCTCAGTATACTCACCAAATTTCCTATGTCAACAACTTTCTAATGAAGTTTTATGAAGATTTTGCTTAACGACCCGCCTCACATGCCTATGCTCTTTCTTGATAAAGAGTGACCTCTTCTTAACAGAGCGCCTATTCTTGTAAGTATTACTAGGATACTTATCATGAACCGGACAACAACTCCCCGGATTTGTAAACTTGATAATCTCTCTTTTCACTATTCATAATCCCTAATAACTAACCCAACAGGGAACAGCAGAGACCCCTTACGAGTCATCTTCTGGAACTGAACCGTTAAAGGCTTCCCGATAAACTCATCAGGGTGCTCAGCAAGATACTGTTTCTTCTCATGGGTAGTCTTCCATGAGACGTCTACAAAGACGTTAGGAAGAGTCTCTACAACGAACTTACCATGACCACGCTTATCGGTCTTGACACCAGTCACTTTAAACTCTTCAGTGTGCATCTTCTTGTGCTTAATCAAGAAGTATGAACGGTGACAACACTCATAGAAGGAGTCTTCAGAGATTGAACGGTACATTGCACCTTCAAACTTAGCTTCAACCCACTTATCATGAGCTTCGTCAAACTCTTCCCAAGAATTTACACGACGAGATTTAACAGGAACAACTTTACAGCCGTCTCTAAAATCATTCAATGGTGAAGTCTCAATAATATCTCTACGCTCAGGCCACGTCTTAGTACTGTCACAGATATCGTACCAGTAAAACTTGAGTAGATGTCGGTCAGGATTGTCTTCATTTTTAATCATAGAGACAATATCTTCTAAGTCCCACCCATGAGCATAAATCTCACCATCAAATTCATCAACATCTTTATGAAGCCTCAACATTGCCATAATGTCAGGTATTAGCTCAGTGGGAATTTTATAAACAGTATTCTCACGAGAGTATGCTGTAAATACACTACCAATGCTCAAGTGTCTTGAAATTCTACAACGAACACCATCAAACTTCGGTTGAGCATCAGCAGGGAATTTCAAATACTTTGTATGACTAACCTTTGCAGCATCATGAGCAAGCTGTACACCTACCTTCTCAGTATTCTGTGCAGACTCTTTTGTGTAAGCATAGCCTTTACGGTCAACTTGCTTTTTATACTTAGCAGCAACTTCAAAGAGAGCTTGCTGTTCAGCATTACGCTCATTCTTTTTACCGATGTTTTTAGGTTCTGCTGTATACTCTTCAAACATCATCTTGCCATTTTCTTTACCATAGGTTGTAATAACTTTGTCACCTACGGCAACACATGACCAGACGTTAAAAGAGCCATCTTTATTTTGTTTATATAGAATTGTCATTTTCTCTTACCACCAATCTCTACGTCGATAACTTGAGCATCGCCAGCAACATCAAACTTATGAATGATGCTTTCCACGGTGTAAGTCCAACCATCAATGCGAACAAGCTCACCTTCTCGTGGAACTATTGGATTACCTTGAGCTACGGTTGTAGTGGAGTGAACAACATCATAACGATAGATATAGTTTACTAGGACTTCCATCGTGAAAACCTTACTCAATAACCGTAGTATGTGATTGTCCATTTTTGCCATAGCTGTAAGATGTTGTTGTTTGAGAGTTTGGACATCTGACAACAACAATATCTCTGCTTATAGCATCACCATGTAACTTGTATACTCTGCAATCCTGCATCTCTGGTGGGAGGCTGTAAGAAGCATTTTTATCTTCATAAGAAGGGTTGCAGCCAGATAGAAAAATAACACCAAGCGCAATTACTGCTTTCCACATAACACTTCTCCTATTACTGTTCACGATGTTCTACTTCTCTGTATGTGCGTCGGTAGTATATAATAAGCTGTGCTAACTCGTTGCTTTTAACATCTGAACGTAGCAGTTGCCAATCAAAACCTTTACCGACTCTTCCATATAAACTAAATAATTTTACTTTGCGTTTCATTTTGGTATCCACAATACTCAGAGGCCAATACTAATACGTTCACCCTTAAGGACTCCTGTGCGGTCTCTTGCAATCTTACCGTCAACAATAAGGATGTGTGCAGACCTTAAAGAGTCACCATTAAAACCTTTTACGAACTTACTAGGCATCACTACAATGGACATCTCCTGTATCAACTCTGGAGTATAGCAATTGTCATGAAGTTGCTGAATAACGTCTGCAAGTGTCATTTTTGATGTCTCCAATACTCAATGTCAATAAGTTCTTGTGCAATACTTTTCAGATTACCTTTCAAGAAAACCTTCTCAGAACCTGAAAGAGATGAATTGTCAATTAACCTGTTCATTCTCTCAAACAACTTCTGCTTACGGTTCTTGATAGTTTCCTTTGAAGCACCTTTCATCATCGCTGCATGGGTTCTTCCACGGTGACTCATAAGTCCTCCTATACAAGATATAGTATAAGGTACTCTTCCATGAGCACCTTGTCAACTTAGTTTTGCAAACTCTCCGTGAAGTTTAATAGCAGCTTCACAGTAAGCTTTATGGGCTTCTTCAGGTGTGTCAAATAAACCAAGTGATGTCCTTTTACCTCTACATGTTATAGCTGCCCTCCACTTATTGCAGTCTTTAAAGTAATACACACCCTTGTAACCTGATTTGTTAGTCGTCTGCTTTACTCTATTTTGAGCATTTCCGTATTTATCAGTCTCCCTAAGATTAGAAATGTGATTATTACTTCTGTTACCATCAATGTGGTCTATCATCTTAGTGGGTTTGTAACCATGTTCGAACCACCAAACGAGGTGATGAATTTTTATTACGACATCTTTGAATTTAAGTACTTTGTAACCGTAAGCATCAGCACCTCCTGCAATCTGCCCAGCTTTAGCTTGTCTATTCCTGTCATACTTGTTGTAGAAGACCCCTTTGTCGGGGTCGTAAATAAAATTATCCTTGTAGTCTTGAAGTGTTAGTGTACGGCGTACCATGTCTTACCTACCTTACCAGTGCCTGTAACAAGCGTCTTACTATTTAATCCAAGATTTTTTGATGCTTGGCCATACATTCTATCAATAATCTCCTTAACATCAGGTACATCTTTGGTTGGAACCTCTAAAGAGACCTCATCGTGGTAACTACAGACCCACCTAGCACCAATAGCGGGCTTCCTACCATTTAGAACTGTAAGCTTGCGCTCTGTGAGTTCCCTGTTTGCCAAGTTAATACCCTCATTCTGCACCTGCGCCTCACTGCCCATAAGTGTGTAATTCAATAGCTTATGTGGAGATTTACACCATAACCACGCTCCAGCAACTTTGATATAACCACCTTTGGCAATTGCAGAAGTTTTTCCAAAAACCTCTTCAAGTGCTTTCTTAGTTGCTTTGAAGTCTTCCTCTAGTCTATCAAGCAGCTTTTTAATCTTAGGTAGACGAACAAAGTAAGTTTGTTTAGTCAATGCACCTTCTTCCGTAGATGATGCCTTGATAGTTTTTGCAAACTTCTCGTCTCCGGCTCCAAATAACAGGGCGTAGATGCCATTTTTGCTCTTCTTACGACCTTTTGTAATCTCGTGAAGAAGTTCCTCATCCTGTGTCTCCCTACAACGAACAATATCTTCTTCCTTGTTCAGACCAAAGTAAATACTGTTCAGTGTATGCGCATCAGTCCCTGTGTAGACTTCATAGAGGTCATTTTCAGCATCATAACGCAGATACTTGTCAGTTTCTGGGTTAAGATACTTGTCAAGATGCTTACAGTAGTACCTACCATCATCTTGCTTAGTGAACTCTACTGACTCTTTACCCTCAGTTACCGCTTTAGTGAAGTCTTCATCACCCATAAAGTTACAAAGAAGAACTAGCTGGGCTGAGTTTTGGTCTACGGAGATGATATCTGTACCATCTTCACAAGTCCAAACTTCCCTCATAGGTGCTCCATAGACAGCAGCACCAGACGGTACGTTTACAATACCATATTGTGTCATACGTCCAGTTGAAGTACCAAACACCATTGCGCCAGCACTAAGGCGACCATCAGGACGAATCTGGTTCAACCAACCTTTTTCATCATCCTTTGAGTTCTCAATAGTTCTGCGTCGGTGCATCAAAGTATAGTACTTAGCAATCTTCTGTCCAAGCTCACCTTCAATCGTATCATAAGATGACTCAGTAAGCTTTGGTGAAGTACGGATTAAGCAAGGCTCAAGCAAATCTGTGTACTTCTTTACAGACCAGTTATGCTCAATGTACTGTACACCTTCATGTTCAACATAACTCAAACCACACCGCTCAACCATTTCCTGCCACTTAGGATGCTTTGTAATCATCTTTTTATTGTCTTTGAAACGACAAACTTTGACAGGGCGACCGTCTGAGTCTTTCTTGTAGTTCCAGTCATCTGGAATCCAACCAACTGATTTCAAGTAGTCTTTAACAACTGCTACCTGAGTCATACGAGAAACTTCAAACTCAATTGGTGTATATGGTGCATCAATCAAACCTGTGTAGCGACTTGACTCAAGTTCAAAGTGGTTAACAACGTGGCTGTTATAGTACTTCACAGTTTTGACTGTTTTTACTGGCTTCCAGTCTTTGCATTTCTTACCAATCTTTGCATTCAACTCATTGCAAATTGCACGAGCATCCTTCATTGCTACAAAACCTTCCTTGTACTCTTCACCAGTTACGGAGTTGGTTGGTGTATAGCAATTCCTTTTTTCAATGTTAAAAATCTTTGTAGTTGGCTTACCAAATGGTTTGATTTCGTATGTCTGCATCTCACCATTACGTACCTGCTGACGATACTTTGTCTTAGGGTACTTGGTAATTCTTTTCAGTCCATCTGCATGACCAAATGTTTCAACATACTCATTCCAAGCTTTTGCAAACTCTTCTCCAGTGACTTTACCTTTGGTCTTAATAGTTGGAGGTAGATGTGGTTCAACCTCTGAAGCAAGCTCATTAGTCAACTTGTCAAGCTCCTTTACATGGAACTCCATAAGCTCTTTATCAGCTTTCCAACCATTGATAGCTTGCTGGCTCATCCAGAAAGATGTCTCTTTAGCTCGCATGTAGGTTTCATAAGTGTCTATGCCACACTTCTTAAGCTTGAGATACTCGTTATCAAGTGCCCGTTTAGTTTTGGCGTTAATACGGATATCTTCTACAACACGAGTGAAGATTTCTGCATTCCACACACCCCAATGTTCAATCTCTGGTTTACGAACACCAACACGAGCACCCCATGCAGCCAAACCATGAGCACCTTTATAACCCTTTGGAGTTGGTCTATCCATCCACTGAACGCGAGACTGGATAAGAGAATCCTGAAAGAAATTACTCCACGGCTTACATTTTGGATTATCAAAGTTCCATAAATCAGGTGCAATGTGATTGAAAACCCACCAGTCATAGCCGAGACCATTATGGATGCAAAGACGTTTTGCATTTAACGCAAATTCAACACCTTCACGTAAGCCGCCCTTGATGTACTTGGTATACTTGTGACCGAGGATAGGCTCATCTGTAAAGACCCATACAGGAGGCTCTTCATCGTCAGATTTATAGTCTGCAAAAGCCATTACGTGAACTTTAGTGAACTCAAGGAGTAAACCATCAGTCTCTGTATCACCAACCAAATGTAAGTTTTTAAAATCTACGTTTTCCATTTTTTACTCCCTCTAAAATCATTAACCTCATACATTACTGCAAAAAATTATAAAAAGCAAGTTGACAATGTACTTGACAAGGTGTTAATCTTTGCGAAGTGGGTTTTTACTTAAAAGGTTACTTAACAGTTTAACTATACAGATACTTTAAAACTCTTAAAAGATTATTTAATAGCTTTTAAAAAGCTTTAAAGTATAACGTATAGAATACGTTAAGATAAAAGATTAAAACTTAATAGCTACTTAAAAGAGGCTTACATGCAGAAAATGTTTGTTCACCCAGACATAGCTGACTTTGTTAGAGCTTTGCAGAAGTTGGAAGAACTTGACATTGCTGCTCAACGGGAATATGCTCACCATCACAGGAGAATGGTTGATATACAACATGAAATAGAGTTGTCTGAAAATTATGAAGATGACTTAAAATGCTCTGTATTTGAGCATATGAAAGATGTTGCTACAGCGAGACGTAAAGCTAAAGACACAGTTGCTTTACTAGATTCTCTTAAAAAGAGGTTGCAAAGTGGTACAGACCTGTGTAATCTAGCGTCACTGATTAACGATGTTGAAACTTCTTGGGATAGGCACTATTATCCACGTTCTGAAAAGACACTTGACTTTTCTTCATCCGAAAACTTAAAATGTTCTAGAAAGAAACTTAACCAACTGAGAGAGAAATAATATGAATACCGATGTAGAAAAGATGCTTGAAGAAAAAGGTATTGACGAAGCATTTTTAATCAATGCCGTAGAAAGCATGGCTATGATTCTTCGTGGTAATAACTACACAGAACAGTTTATGCCTGCAAGCTATAACTTGCCTAAAGACAAGTCTGATAACGGTGCTTTTGCAGAACAGGTTAATATGATGTTGACAGACACTACACTTGCTCTGGCATCTATTGCGGTTGGTGTTGATGCACTTGCTGAGTTCATTTTTTATGAAATGCAAAAGAATGACTATATCAGAATGTCAGATGAAGATAAGGAGCTGTTGCTGACTAAGGACACTGATTTCATTATTGATATGCTTATCTCATCAACGAGTGCTGTTATGGCTGTTCTTGAGAAGCGCATGGAAGAGAAACTTTCACGATATGAAAAACTTGATTGGGGCGTAGAAGAATTAAACCCACGAATCAAAGAGATTATCCAGCAAACTAAAGAGTCTTTGGAAGAAGCTGTTGAGAATGACTCTGTAGCTGACATCGAACCACTTCAGGTGAAAGTTGCACTGATGATTCCAGCTATCTCTACGATGATGAATATCGTTGCGCTAGTCCAACTGTCACAGATGATGAGTGTGAGTATTGAGTTCATTGAGGAGATGACTGGTGGTGTCAGTATGCAAGCAATCAATGATGTTTTGGTGAACATTGGTGCTTCCATCATTGAAGAGAAACTACGCATTAACTTCGGTGATGATTTTGTGAAGCAACTCTCAGCTATGGCTGAAAAAGAGTCTGCTGAGCAACTGCACTAAGTCTTTATAAATTTTACAAGCCTCCTTAGTTGGGGGCTTTTTAGTAATTAAGGAAGTTAAAATGAGTAATATTATTGCATTTACTGGAAAGGCACGTTCTGGAAAAGACACCTCGTGTTCTATTGTGAAGAATATCTTAGAGGATGAGTACGGCTACAATGTTGCAGTAATGGCCTATGCGGACAACCTTAAGCTATCTGCATCAAGGATATTTGACCTGACTTGGAATGACCTGTATGGTGAAACTAAAGAGACTCCGCAGGTTTTTGACTTATCATATCCTGAACTGTTGTTCAAAGTTACAGAAGCTATGGAGTTTACCTTCAAAGGTGAACGTTACCATATGGATTTTAAGCTTATGTCAGAACTAACCGGACGATTAATCATGGAGCTTAAGAAGGTTGCTAAACCGACTCTATTGACACGCCTGGGATTTAGCAACAAGTATAAATTCTCATCAAGACAAATTCAACAGATTTGGGGCACTGAAGTTATCCGTAAAGTTATGGGTGACAAGTTCTGGGCTAAAGACCTCGAAAAACGAATGGTAAACTTCTTTGATATTTGTTCACTTAGAAATCAAGAGGGTGTTGTTTTAATCAGTGATTTAAGATTTGACTCTGAAGCTGAATGGCTGAGTAGATTTGCACACCAAACTATTGAAGTAAAAAGAAACAATATGGATAAAGTTTCATCACATGTTTCAGAAAATGGGATTTCTACCAAATATGCGCGTGACATTATTCATAATAATGGTACTCTTGAAGACCTTGAGAGCAAACTAAGAGCCATCCTGAAGATTTAAAAGAGAGAATGAAGATGAGAGTAAAAGACAATTTTAAAGTTATTGACCACCGTTTAGTGGAACTCTCATCTCTTTCCAATGAGGTAATGATTGAACGTCTTAAGAGAGTTGAATCACGAAGGAAAGAGATTGCAGATGAAATTCATGAACTGGACAAGATTGAAAATGGATTAAAAGCAGAACTACAACGAAGAGGTGCTAATGTCTAAAGGTCGTAAATTGAAAGAGGCTGGTCAGTTTATTGGTCATTGTGCATGTCCACGTTGTGGTTCATCAGATGCTGGTTCAATCTATCATCATGACGATGATTCTTATTCGATGACTTGCTTTAGTTGTAACAAAGGTTTCCCAGAGTGGGACTTTGATAAAGGACAAATCGTGAGCACTTATTCTACTGGTTCAGACAATAAAAACCGTACTTTCCGTGGAATGGATTTAGACGATGTAAAAGAAAACCTTGAAGCAATGGACTTAAAAGACAGGAAGATTCCTGCAAAAGTTCTTGAGCGTTTAGGTATCAAGGTAGACATTGACAGTGATGGTGAAATTGACGCACATTTCTACCCAACTTACAAACGCAATGAAGATGGTAAGTTAGAACATGTTGGCTACCGTGTTCGTCACCGTTATCCAGAAGACCATCCAAAAGAGCACCTACGTGGTAAGTTAAAAGACTTCTCAGGTGGTGTTGGAGACATTAAAGGTGAACTGGCAATGTTCGGTTCATGGATTGCTCCAGAAGGTGGTAACCGTCTATTCATCTGGGAAGGTGAGATGGAATGTGCGACAGCAATCTATATGACTTCTCTTGCGATTAAGGACAAATCTCGTCGTAAGAATTACTGTCACGTATCTGTTCCATCGGGTGCAAACATTAAGTCTATCAAAGACAACTATCAGTACATCACATCATTTGATGAGATTTACTTGTGCTTTGATAACGATGAAGCAGGTGCTAAAGCTACCAAAGAAGCTGCTGGTATCCTACCTATTGAGAAGGTTCGTTTATTCCAGTATCCAGAAGGTGTAAAAGACCTTAATGAATGGTGGACAAAGTTCTATAAAGAGAAAGATACAGTTCTGGAAGGATTTAAGCAGCGTATCTACAATGCACCTCGTTACTGTCCTGCTGGTATCAAGAACTTCGCAGATGGTTTTGAGGCAATGAAGAATCGTGGTCAGATTCCATTGATTCCTTTCCCAGAATCTTTCGGAGATTTGAACAGGCTGACTTATGGCGGTTACGGTTTAGGTGAGATTACAACGCTGGCAGCACCATCTTCAGTGGGTAAATCAGCATACACTCGTGAAATGATTTATACTGCTTGGAAAGATACCGATTACAATATTGGTGTAATTCCTGTAGAGGATACCTATGAAGAGCTGATGGAGATGCTCTGCGCAATCCACCTGAGCAAGCAGATTTCTGAGATTCCTTATGACGAACGTGATTGGGATGAATTGAAGGAAGCACACGCAGAACTATCTAAAGGTCGTCGTATCCACATCGTTGACCATCAAGGGGCAATTGACCAAGATAACTTGCTGGAGTTTGTTGACTATCTTGTTAATAGTTTAGACTGTAAGATTATTATTCTTGACCCTATTACGTTGGCTCTGTCACGTTCAGATACGGATGAAGAGGAAGTTTTGTCTGAGCTATTGCGTCGTTGCAAACGCTACCAGTATGCACAGGTGAACGTCTGTCACGTTCGTAAGAGTGCAGGTGGTCAGAAGGCTAACTCTGAAGGTGGGGATATCTCTGAAGAGGATATTAAAGGTTCTGGTGCGTATTTCCAGATTTCTATGAACAACATCCTGTTGATGCGTAACAAGGTTGACCCAGACCCTGTTAAGAAAAACTTGACAAAAATCAAGTTAACTAAATGCCGTCGGCATGGTAAGTCAACTGGTATTGCTGGTCATACTTGGTACAATCCAGATACAGGACGCCTCATCAAAGCATCTGGTTGTGGGGTTGACATTGATGGTGCAGCAGAAAATATTCGCCAACAGTTTGGTATTGGTGAAGCTGAAGACCATTACGATGACTCTTTACCGCATTATGAGGATGAAGTGTTTGACCGTGAGACTGGTGAAGTCTATACTGAAGAGCAGCGTCAAAGCTCAACGATTCCACCTGTATTAAGTGAGGATGCAGATGACTGCCCATTCGAAACTGAGTGATAGTTATAAAAGAGAGGGGTTCACACCCTTCTTTGAAGAAAAAAGTTTAAATAAATTTCAGGAAGAGTGTTTGACAAAGATTGATAGGTTCTATAGAATGCTCTACATGAAATGTGATGGCGGTGTTGAGGTAGAAGAAAAGTTCCATCACAGTATTATCACAGTCACTATTACTATACCTGAACATAATATTGGTTGGCTGTTTATAATGAAAGAAAATGTGTTTGAATATCAAGTATATCGGAGAATATCATGAAACACTCTAAAGCATTTGAAAAAGTTTTTGGGGATTCCTTAAAAGCCACTGCTGGAAAACCAGCAAAGTACTATGAAGAGAAACGTGTAAGAACTGGAAAAACTGCACGTAAAGCAGCTTCTAAAGATAAGCACAACTTCCAGTAATTAGTATTTGACAATAGAGTATCAACAAATTAGAATTGGTACTCTTCATAAATTGAGATAGAGGTTTAAATAATGTCTAAAGTTGTTAAAATGAAAGCTCCGGTAGAGAAGTACAACGGTACTGAACGTCAAACTCTGCGTTACCTACTGAAAGATGTCTGGTTTTATTACCTGAACACTTCACCACGTCCGGGAAAAGGTAAGTCTATTGATAAGAAATTCCCAGGAAAAGATTGTAACTACAGCGTATCAATTCTGGCAGAAGACGGTAACAAACTGTTTAAAGAGTTTACTAAGTCTAAGAAAAATCCAGAAGGCTGGGATAAAGTTACTACTGAAGCAGTTGATGCAGATGACTTCGAAGAGAAGTTTGGTTGTAAACCACCTTTTGAAGCAGACACTTACTACATCTTGAAAGTAAGTCGTGCAGCAGCTTATAAAGATGGTGCTGTATGGACATCTAAACAGTCATTCCCTGTAATGCTGATTGAAGAAGTAAATGGTAAGCGTGTAGCTGTTAAGCAGCCGATGAAGAAAATCAAAGCTCAAGCATCTGATAAACATGAAGATGACAAGAACTATGATGTAATTCATCCAGATATTGCAGTTGGCAACGGTTCTTTTGGTAGTGTGATTCTTTCTACTCACTTCTACACTTTTGAGAACAATGTTCTGACAAAACCTATTCAGGAACAGTTTATCATTGACACTCTTGTACCTTACACTGGTGGTAACGGTGCTAATGGTGAGCCTGAACTGGATGAAGATGAACTGGCTATGCTTGGTCTTGACGGTGTTGAAGATAACGGTGAAATCACTGAAGAAGACGCAACAGACCATAAATCTTCGAATGATGGTGATGATGAAGATTTGCCAGACCCAGATGACGAAGAAGATGAAGACTTCGATACAGAAGATTAATCTCTAAAAGTTACTTTAAAGCCCTGTACTCAGTATGGGGCTTTTTCATATGGAGAGCCATAATGGAGAAGTACACATTAACAAAACTTCCCGATTCAGTTACACATGTCTTTATTGACTCTGACAGTATTGCCTATAAAGGTGCTTGTGTAGTTGAGAAAGCAAAGTATAAATATGTCAATAAACTCACAGCAGAAGAGTCTGAGCCATTTGATAATGCGAAAGATGCCGCAAGATGGTTAGCAGACCAGAGAATCTTTGTGGAAGAGCTTGGTCTGACATTTGATGAAGATGAATGGGAAAGACAGACTTGGAAAGAAGCTAAGAGTGAAAAAGAAGCTATCATGGCTACTCAACAGGTTCTTCAGGAGTGGCTTAAGGTTGTTGGTAAAGATAGAACTTGGGTGGGTTATTTAACAGAGAAAGGTGTGCATAAACATAAAGACATTAAAGGTCTTGAGCACCAATATCAAGGTAACCGCAAAGATGCTGTCACACCAACACACTTAGTTGCTTGTCGTGAATATCTTTTATCCAGACCAGAGTTCAAACTCTTAAGGGGTGGCTTCGAAGCCGATTCAATCGTAATTGCTAAAGCTGAAAAGATGGGTAAGAAAGCTGCTCTTATGAGTATTGACAAAGACCTTCGACAAGCTGAAGGGACTTATTGTATTGATATGACTTATGAAAAATCACCACTAATTTTTATCGCTGATAATAATGTTGGTAATATCTGGGATTGCCCTATCAAATCAAAACCAAAAGCTGCAAAAACAGTTGGTGTAGGTTTTAAATTCTTGTGTTATCAGGCTGTTGCTGGAGATAATGCAGACAACTACTTCGGCCTAAAAGGTGCTGGTAAAGTAGCTGTGATGAATGCTTTAGAGGGTAAAGAGACCTACAAAGAGTGTCTTGACGCTATCTATGAACTTTATGCTAAAAAAGACTCTTATACCTATGTGTCATGGGATGGACAGACCGTTACAAAGACGCCGTTAGAGTTAATGGAACAGCATTTCTGGGTAGCATATCAAGAGAGAAATCCAAAAGATAATTTCTCTTTTAAGAAATATAATTGGGAGCCGTGTATGAATGAAGATTAAAGGATTTGGCAATTGCCCTACCTATGGCCATTGGGTATCTTTATGTGGGGAAGTTGACCCCACTAAACATTTTGGCTTTGTCTATTTAGTACACTGTAAGAAGACTGGACAATACTATATCGGAAAGAAGCAGCTTAACAGTGTGACCAAAAGAAAAGTTGCTGGGAAGACTCGGAAGAAGGTAGTCACTAAGGAGAGTGATTGGATGACTTACGAGACTTCTTCTGAGTATATTAAAAAAGATATTGAGAGCTTTGGAAAAGAATTTTTTGACTTTTACATTATTCAAACCTACTACACAAAAGGTGGCCTAGTCTATGGTGAAGCAAACCTTCAACATAAATTCGATGTAATGACAAAAAGGATTGACTCGAAGCTCAGACTCTTCTACAATGCCAATATTGCAGCAATTAAGTTTATTACTAAAGAAACTTATGAAGATGCTGAAAAAAGAATCCATAAGGTAATGAAAGCAAATTGTGCTTGATAACTATTGAGAGAGAATAAAATGTTTAACAAAAGTAAAGCTGTGAGCCATGTAGCAAAAGTTGACAGCAAGATTGAAGAACTTGAGCGCATCCTTGCAAATGCTAGAGAGTCAATAATTAAAGAAGTTGAATCTGTTGAATCTCAAATGCAGCACCTAATGCTTAAACGTCAAGAGCTACGTGAGCATCTAGAATATATTGAAACACGAGAGCTAAAGGTTAACAAATATTTTAAGGAGTCCGAATGTTTAACTCAAGAGAATCAGTAAAAAACTGGAACCTTCGTTGTGGAAACACTCAAAAGCAACCTTACAGTGATGAGTATTGGGAATCTTTAAAATCTCAATCTCTGTGTATGCTTGAAGAAGCAAAAGAGCTTGTAAAAGCAATTGAAGAGAAAGACCCCATTGAGACACTGGATGCTCAGGCAGATTTACAATATGTTCTTGACGGCTTGATTTATCTGTCACAACATGACCATAACGGTGCTATGAAAGCTGTTTGCCATAATAATGACCTGAAGTACACAGATGACTATGAAGAAGCTTTAAAACGTCTTGCAGACATTGAAAAGCGTACTGGTCAAGAGTGTATTATCAGAATGTCAGTAGTTGATGGTAAAGAGTGGTATGCGATTGTTCGTGCAGCCGATGGGAAGATTATGAAGCAATCAAATCTCCCTAAAGTACAGCTTGGTGAATACATTGTAGAACTTGAAAGCCAAGAACTTTTTGTGGTAGTATCTGAGACATGCGTTATCTGCAAAGGTATTGTAGGTAGCTTAAAGGATTTGGGTGTAGATGGTTTTGTAGAAGTTAATCCAATTACCTCTAAAGCAGATAAAGACTTCTGTAAAGAGAATGGACTATGGATTGCAGATATTGTCTATTATGATGGTGAGCAGTTCCATGTAACCTCATACCCGAAACTGAATTATGATGCTAATAACCTGAAGTGCTGGTTAAAAGGGGTTGGTTATAATGGATTCACAGAACATTAATAAAGAGGGTGTGGCTCAGAAGAGCCACTTCTCAAACTACAATATTTCTATGACGGTGTTTATGAATGACCCGTTACTTGAAAAGTATGGTGAGACTCCAGATACACTTCTGGATAATGAACAAGTTTTAAAAGCAGTCCTGTACAAATACGGGATTGACATTGAGAAAGAGTATTCTTTTGAAATCTGCCAACACAGAAATACTTTCGGTAAAGTTGTGATGGCTCCACTCTTTATGGGTGTAGAAAGGACTGATTATGGTTGGTTGTATCTAAAAAGAAACTTGGAGAAATACCGTGTCTAAAACAAAAAAGCTATCTTATGATGACATCATCTCAGGTGCTAAGTTAGGTGTTGACAGTATCGGACAAGATATCAAGCACGGGGACACAGTTATGTACTGTGATGACCGAAGAGGAAGAAGCGCAATCTTGTTTGGGAGAATTGTTTGCAAGATGCGAGGTAATTATGTTGTTGCAGACATGGATGTGAACGTTACACAAAAACTTGAAACGATTATGGGTGATAATACACCGTCATGGCTCCTGAATTGTATGCACACTTCTTCAGTCACAAAAGTAAGTGATAAGTTTTACGATATGTGGCAGAATGAGCAAATTTTCAAGATTTAAACTATGGAGCCTCTTCGGAGGCTCTTTTCATCTGTAGGACTCAAAAATGATTAAGACAATTAAAAAATCAAACGGTACAGTAGTCAGCTTTGACCCAGAAAGACTGAATAAATGGGCATCATGGGCAGATAAACGTGGAATTATCTGGTCAGAAGTCACTATGGAAGCTATGAAACGTGTCTATGAGGGTTGCACTACAAAAGAGATGCACCAAGCCATGATTGATGTTTGTGTTGATAAACAAACTCAAGAGTACTCAGGCATGGCTGGACGACTGCTTTTGGGTATTATCTACAAAGAAGCCTTTGGAGGCTTTACTAAGGTTCCTACGCTGGTCACCTTCGTTAAAAATATGGAGAGAGCAGGACTTTGGGAGAAGATGGATTATTCACAGGAAGAGCTTGAATACCTGCAAGGTTACATCGTACACTCAAAAGATATCTCTTACGGTTATGCAGTCTTGAAACAGTTCAGAGACAAGTATGGTATCCGTGATATTAAAACGGGAAGACTTTTTGAGTCACCACAATTTATGTTTATGGGTATGGCTATGAAAGCTTTTGAGAAGCAACCAAAGCACCGTAGACTGCAAGATGTTATCAAGCTGTACACTTATCTATCTGACCTGAAGATTAACGCCCCTACGCCTTATTTAAATGGCTTAAGAGCAACTAAATCAGGTTATGCGTCATGCTGTTTGATTAAGGCAAATGATACTGCTGAGTCTCTCGGTATTGCTGCAAAGGTTGCTTATGATATGACCACAAAGCAAGCTGGTATTGGTATGCTGATGGAGACACGTACTATTGGTGATGGTATCCGTCAAAATACGATTGAGCACATGGGTAAGCTGCCTTATTACAAGCTTGTACGTTCATCTGTAGAGGCAAACAAACAGAAGAGCCGTGGTGGTTCAGCTAATAACTTCTACACTGCTCTAGACCCGCAGATTGAAGATTTACTGCGTTTGAAGCACCCTACAACGGTTCCTTCTAAACGTATTAATGAGATGGACTACTCATTCGGCACAAACGATTATTTCTGGCAGTGTGTTCAGTATGATACAGATTGGTTGCTATTCTCTTACAAAGATGCACCAAAACTCTATGACATGTTCTACACAGCATCTGCTGATGAGTTTGCTATGGCAGTTGGTCACGCAGTACATTCAGGAGTTAAGCACAGACGAGTAAAGGCTCGTGAAATTGCTAAGCTGTTTATTCAACAGCGTTATGCTACAGGTCGTGTGTATCCATTCTTCACTAACAATGCAAACACACATACACCATTTAAAGAGCCTTTGAAGATGTCAAATCTTTGTATGGAAATTGTGTTGCCAGTGTATGGTTTTGAGAAAGAGACAGACCTTTACAGAGACGATGCTGTGAAAGAGGATGGTGAGGTGGCTCTTTGCTTCCTAGCTAGTTTGGTTGCAGGGAGAATTTCAGAAGATGAATACGCTGACGTTGCTTATTATGCTCTTGCAATGGTTGATTCCGTTATTGACCTTATGGATTATCCGTATCCGTCGATGCGTAACCATGTTCAGAAGCGTCGTTCTGTTGGGATTGGCCTTACAAATGTGGCTCATTACCTTGCGAAGAACTACGTGAACTACTCTTCACGAGCAGGTAAGACGAAGCTTCATGAACTTGCAGAGATGCACTCTTACTATCTGCATGAAGCCTCTCTGAGACTTGCTAAAGAGCGTGGTGTTCCAGAGTACATGAAGTTCACTAAGTATCCTGAAGGCTGGGTTCCTCCAAAGACAGCTAACAAGAAGATTGATGAAAAGCATGATGCAAAACTAAGATATGATTGGAATGACTTAGCACAACGTATCAAAGAGAATGGTGGAATCCGAAACTCTGTATTAGAAGCTTACATGCCTAATGAGAGTTCTTCACTAGCAACTAATACGACAAATGGCTTGTACCCAATTCGTGACTTTATTTTAACTAAAAAGTCTGCAACTGGTAACGTACTGTTTATTGTTCCAGATTATGAAGAGTTGAAGTATGTTTATGAAATTGCTTGGGGTATTGACACCTTTGATATGATTGATTGTTATGCAATTGTTCAAAAGTTCACTGGTCAAGCTATTTCTTCAGACTTCTATGTTGACTATGCAAAGTCTAAGAAGGTATCATTGGCTCAAGCTCTGAAGTACATGATTTATGCCAACTCGGTAGGTATGAAAACCATGTACTACCTTAACAGTCGCATTGGTGTAGGTAAATCTGCACTGCAAGATGCTTATTGCGAGGGCTGTGGTGTTTAGTTTTAATAACTATGAGGGTCGTAAAAGACCCTCTAAAAATAACTTTGGAGAGACCATGAAAGATTTAATAGAAAAACATGAGCGACCTATATACTTGCTCCACAAGCCTCGGAAAACGATGTACTATGTGAGTAGCACAGATATGATGATAAAACAAAAGGATGACTCATGGGTTGCTGGTATCTCTTACATCTCTACAGCAGATGGTAAAATCTACGCAAGACCTTATGAGATGTTCAACAAAGAAAATTGGGAAGTTTTAGACAGAAAACAAGCCTCAGAAATGATAAAGAAAGGAGAAATCACACTATGATTAACCAGCACCCAATCTTTTTAGGTGGTGAGAGAAAAACTTTTGACTCACTCAATAAGCACTACCCAAAAATCTTTGAACTTTATAAACAACAAAAAGCACAAGATTGGTCAGAAGATGAGTTCCCTTTTGAACAATCACGTCTTGATTTTGAGAGTGTCCCAGCATCAATGTCAGGTGTAATGCTTGAGATTCTTAAGTGGCAATGGGAAGCAGACACTCAAGTTGCTAAGAGCTTGGCATTTGCCTTTGCACCCTTTATCTCTGACGACATCTATGCAACTGCAATTATGAAGCAGTCTGAGATTGAAAACCTACATGCTCTTACTTACTCAGAGATTGTAAGACAATGTATTAAAAACCCTGAAACAATCTTAGATGAGATTAACCAGAATGTTGCTGTGCAAGACCGATTAAAAACTGTGAATCGTGTTCTTGAAGAATTACTGGATGAAGGTATAAACTATCGGCTGAGTTATGTGCGTGACTCACTTTTGGACAAAGACCCTTTACACTTCCATAAAGTGATTCTAAAAGGTCTGTTTGCAGTGACTGCACTTGAAGGTATATCTTTTATGGCATCCTTTGCATGTACCTTTGCACTTGATGCTCAAGATAAATTTCAGGGTATTGCTCAAGCTGTCCAGAAAATTATGCTTGACGAAATTCTTCACACTAAAATTGATATTGAAGTTTTAAAAGAAACTTTAAGAGATGATGAGTGGCAGAAGGCTTTTCAACAAATTCTTCCAGAGATTAAAGTAATCTTAGATGAAGTAGTTGAAAGTGAAGAAAAATGGTCGTATTATATCTTCTCTGAAGGGCGTGCTGTAGTTGGCTTAAATACAAAGCTTCTTCATGAGTGGGTTTACTATAATGCTGCCCCACTGTATGATATGTTTGGCATTCCAAGAGATTTTGTAGCTCCTAAAGAACCACCTTTGAAGTACATGATTAAGAAGATGGAAATTGATAAAGAGCAGAATGCTAATCAGGAGCAACAGAACGGTGCGTACCTATTGAATACTGTTGTAGATGATTTGAATAGTGGATTTTTAGAGGTTCCTTAATGACTTATGTAATTTACTCCAAAACTGGATGCCCTCAGTGTGAGACTGCAAAGAATTTTGCAAAAGCTCGCGGTATTGACCATGTTGTGAGGATGTTAGGGCAGGATTATGAGCTATCAGAACTAATGGATATTGCACAGATGCCAGTTCGTCAGATGCCATTCATCATGAAAACTGATGGACAAAACCTAAAACCTGTTGGGACGCTACAGAATTTTATGGCAGAGGTGAATAATGCTTAAACGCCTTTGGGAAGGTTTGGTTATTGATGCACCAGTTATTGTAATTGGTATGCTTATTGCTAACCTATTTACTGACTTTAAACAAGGTTTGTTGTTTGGAGCCATGTTACTATGGGTTATCTTTGAGATATTAGAGACACAGTTAGGTATCACTGAAAAACTAAGAGAACTCTTTGCGAAGTTTTCTAAAAAGATTTAAAATGAAAGGGTCTCTTCGGAGACCTTTTTAGCATATAAAGGGGCAATAATGAACAAAGTACAGATTATTAAAAAGAACGGCTCACTCGAAGAACCAGATATCAAAAAAGTTTTAGCAGCAGTCACTAAGTCAGCTAATAGGGTTGGGTATAAAGAACTACCACCAGATGTTACCCAAGCTCTTGAGTCAGCATTTATGAGGATTCTGGTAAAATCCACTAAGCAGAATAATTTACTCATTTCAGTAAATGATATTCACAGTATTGTTGAGGGTGCTTTGGCAGAAGTCAATCACGAGATTTATGAGTCTTACTCAACATATAGAAATTACCGTAAAGAAGTTGCTCAAAATTGGGATGAACTCTACCAGAAGACCAAAGATACACTCTTCTTAGGCGACAGAGAGAATGCTAACTTTGACAGCAGTTTAATTTCTACAAAAGGCTCAATTATTCGTGGTTACCTGACTAAAGAAATCTTTAAACAGTACCATTTAACACCAGAGGAACTTGAAGCCATTGAAAAAGGGTTTATCTATATCCATGATTTAAGAGACCTAATTTTTGGTGGTATCAACTGTTGCCTGTTTGACATTGGTAAAGTGCTGAAAGGTGGCTTTGAAATGTCTGGCATTGAATACTGTGAACCGAAGTCTGTGCTGTCAGCCTTACAGGTTATTGGTGATGTAGTTCTTTCAGCAACTGCACAGCAATTTGGTGGCTTTACTTTAGCAGAGATTGATAAGGTACTTGTACCGTATGCTAAGAAGTCTTTAGTGTACCACTCAAAGAAAGCTGAAGAGTACGGAATCCCTAAAGAGCAACACTATAATTACGTAATGGAGCAATTACAGAATGAGTTAACACAAGGTTTCCAATCTCTTGAAATGAAACTTAACACTGTTCCTTGCAGTCGCGGTGATTTTGCATTTACTACTCTGACATTTGGTCTGTTGGAACCAGATATGCACAATGAAGATAACCGCCTTCAGTTTATGATTGCCAATACAATCCTTAACGTAAGGATGAACGGGCAAGGAAAAAGCAAAAAACCTGTTGTGTTCCCTAAACTTGTGTATATCTATGAAGAAACGAGACATAAGCTTGATGTATGCCAAGCAAGGTTGTTTGAAAAAGCTATTGAGTGTTGCTCTAAAGCTATGTATCCAGATTTCTTAAGTGTAACTGGACATGGTGCTGTAGCAGAGGCTTTTGAGCGTTCTGGTAAGGTAATTTCCCCGATGGGTTAACAAGCTCTATAGCTCATCTAAAACGTGCCTAAACAGGGAAACTCTACAGATGTAGACAATCCTGTGCTAAATGATGTACGATGTAAGAAACTATACAACATAGGAGTCTTACATGCCAAATAACTTCGAATATGAGTTTGAATACATCTAAATGCCGAACGACTAACCGTGATGAATGTAGCGGTGTAGGGTCAAGCGACTCGAAATGGTACGCTACTTAGAAATAAGTAGAAGATATAGTCTGGACTTACTGGCGACAGTAAGCAGCTTGAATAAAGCGGGGTAAGCTTAGCGAACTTACCTGAACAATAAGTGTAGAGCATTTTTATCACCATACCATAACGAATATGGTGAAGAGTTTTATGTAGGTCGTGCTAACATTGGTGCTGTATCTTTGAACTTACCAATGATTTACCAGTATTCTAAAGAAAATGGCTTAGATTTCTGGAAAGAGCTTGATAAGTACCTAGAAATGGTTCGCAGCTTCCACAAGAAACGTTACGAAATGATTGCTAATATGCCAGCAAGTTCTAACCCTCTTGCATTCACACAGGGTGGTCTGTACAAAGGGAATAAGAAACCTACTGACAAGGTTGGCTGGGATATCGTGAAGTCCTTCACAGCTTCTTTTGGGGTTACTGCGCTTGATGAGCTATCTGTTCTTGCTGAAGGTAAACGACTTCATGAAGTTGGAAGCTGTAGTTTTGCATATGATGTTCTGGAATATATCAACATGAAGACTGAAGAGTTTAAAAATGAAGATGGCTTCTTATATGCAGTCTATGGCACTCCAGCAGAATCACTTTGTGGAACTCAGCTAAAACAGTTCAGAGATATGTTTGGCGTTATCAAAGGCGTTTCTGACAAGGAATACTTTACAAACAGTTTCCATATGAATGTTGCAGCAGATATTACACCATTTGAGAAGCAGGACTTAGAAGAACCCTTCTTCCATATCTGTAGAGGCGGCAGAATCCAGTATGTAAGAGTGGCTAACCCAGAAAACTTATCAGCACTTAAGAGTTGTATTACAAGAGGGATGTTGAAAGGTTTCTATCAGGGACTTAACTTTGACTTATCAATCTGTGAACATTGTGGTAACAGACCAAAGGTTGATGTTGAAGAATGTGAGGTTTGTCATTCACATGATATCTCTGTGATTAACAGGGTGTGCGGATACTTATCATTCACAAAAATTAAAGGCCAGTCTCGAATGAATGACGCTAAGATGGCAGAAATTAAGGATAGGATTTCTATGTAAAACTTGACAATGTGATGTGGGTCTTGATAGGCTTACATCACCTTTTTATTTGGAGTTACATTATGGACTTGTGGCTTTATGTAGCAGTTTGTGGGATTGTATGTCTGATAATCTTATTTATTCTTGGAATAATGCGATTTAGAGACATCATACAGTCAGATTTTTTGCCTGAGTTTGCCATGATGGTTGGAGTTATTACACTTTGTGTCTTGGCGGTGTTCTATTCATACAAAACTGTGATACGGATGAAGGCAAACAATTGTGTAAAAACTCATCAACATCGTGAGGTTACTTACTTTGTGAGTGTACTTAGTGGGAACACCACTGTACTTGTCCCACAAACTTCTGTAGAGTATCTTTACACATGTGATAATGGTAAAACTATATGGTGGAATTAACAATGACAACAATCTTAAAGGTATTGACACCCATACTACACATAGTAATCTTCTTCTTTGGTGTTAGTGTTATGGTATGGGGTTTTTCAGACCCACAATGGAATTTCTCATATCATGGTAAGATGGATTTATGGTCATGCTTCAAACCATTTTTAGGGTTAGCTATAGCATTCAGTGCATTACCAACTAAGGTGAGTTTATGATTAAGTTGAACCAAAAACAGTTAGAGTGGATTAAAGATTACGCCTCAGAGTGTGGCTCTTGCGAAAAGAATCACGTAAGATACTCAACATTCCATACAACCTTCACATTGTATATTGGTGACAATGTTCTAAGTGATTCTGTAGAAGATGGTGTAGTATTACCTAATGAATTACTTGATAAACTAGCTGTAGTCTCTGGAACTTGGTCTGAAGAAGATGGTCACGAGCTGTCTGATGATGTTGTCTTCTACACCCTTGAAAACATCATGAACCCAGAGTACATTATGCTAATGACTTGCGCACAAGATTGTGTACCATTACAAAACTTCATTAAAGAGCACTGTGAAGAATTTATTACTAAACAGGTTCCTTGTCAGGTGGTATTTGAATGAGTAAAACAATTCGAAGAAAAGGTTTAAAGAACGTTCATGGACTTTATGAGTGGAGAAATGAGGTACGTAACAGAGAAAATGCTTCAGAGGTCTACTACCACTCTGATATGATGTCTAGAAAAGGTGGCTCTTACGACTTCACAAGCCAGCCTTGTAGAGAGATTAAGAAGGCTACTAAACGTCTTACAAGAACACAAATAAGGCAGCTTTCTAAGACATCCTACTTAGATGAAGACTTTGACATTGATAGCAAGTCTCCAAAGAAAGCTGCTCAGAGCACTTATATGTATTGGTGAGGTAACTAGATGAATTACATGGAGATTCGACCATTTGATACAGCTAATGGTGAAGGGGTTCGTGTAAGCCTCTTCGTAGCTGGCTGTAAACATCACTGTGAAGGCTGTTTTAACAGGGAGTCTTGGAAGTTTAATGCTGGTAAAGTGTTCACTTATGCAAACCTATACGGAATCATCCAGTTAATGGGTGACGATGCTGTCAGTGGGCTGTCAATACTTGGTGGAGAACCTCTGGATGATAGAAATATTCAAGAGGTTACCGACATATGCAAACGTGTTAAAACTGTTTACCCAGAGAAGACTATATGGCTCTGGACAGGTTTTCAACTACACGAAAAAATTCACCTAGATGTGATGAAATATGTTGACGTGGTGATTGATGGTAAGTATGATTCATCTAAACCAACAGTTAAGCCATATCGTGGTTCTGATAACCAAAACCTATGGAGAAAAGAGTATGGGTGGCAAGGTGATTGTCAGTGGAGAGCCGAGTAAGTCTCGTCGTAAAGTGGGTTACGGAAAAGGTGAAATAATGGTTCTTTCTTTTAACAGTGCTTTATTAGGTACTTACAAAGTTAAGACCGAACTCCTTGATGAATGGAGAAAGTATACAAACTCACTTTTCGGTAATGTTGGAATGGAAGCCTTAGCAGAGATTGAGAAGGCTGGAACATTTGAAGTTGTCGGTAAAGGTCACTACACAATGTTCTACAAAACAAATTTAAACGTCGGAGACAGTATTGTTGGTGTCACTGAAGAAGAACTTAAAACATTTTGTGAAAAGATTGAGAGAGATACGAAATGGGAATCTGGAATAGTTTTAAATCAAAAGTAAAAGCAGCACTAGCTTCATTAGGTATGCTCACTGGAGTTGATGTGACTCATCTTATGCAGAACTTCAAGATGGATGAGAAGCTGGCTAATGAGATTATGAAAAGTATCTATGTAGGCCGTGGCAAAGGTGGTAAGAAACAAGCCCATCGTCCGTCTGGTGCAGCAGCTATTAAACGAGCAGCTAAGAAAGCTCGTAACCGTAAACGTAATAAGAAGGCTAAATAATCATGAGCAAAATCTATAACACTCGCAAATTACAGATTTTCGTACTGTGTCAGTTTATGGCTAAAGAATACAACTTCTACTATTGTGGTACAGGTTTTATTAGCGATGATGATGGCTCATACCTACCATTTAAAGAAGCTGTGAAGCTCTTTAATGAAGAGAAAAACTCTAAGAAAGATATCGAAAAGGTCAAGCTAACCTATAGCAAGAAAGATAAGAAGATTATCTGCCTAGATAACTTTGTAAAAGTTACTGGAGAAGCAAAAGAGTTTATGGATGAGAGTGAGATTTCATTCACAAGCATCTTGAAAGTAGTTCAGTAAACAGATACTATAAGGGAACTGTAAAGGTTCCCTTTTTATTTTGGAGATGATATGTATCTGTCAAACCTGAAACGTTCGGCTGCAATGTCAGTTCTAAGACTCAGCTTTGAGGAACGTCAAGAGTTCATTGACTCCCACCAATACGACCCTTCTAACTCGAATCACATGGTTCTTTGGAATCGTGATAACTTCCGTGAAAGAGTACTTGTCCGTTATTACCCACACTACACAATAGATAACCTGTATGAATGGTGTGTTGTGAAGAACACTATTGCAACACTGAACAATCTTTGCAGGTATACAGGTAAGCAAACATTTACATTAGGCCACCACAAACCTGTTACAAAGGGTGGTGAGCATCACTGTGCAAACTGGTTTATCCAGACTAAACTTGATAACCAGAAGCAAGGGGACAACCTTCTAAGCACACCTAAGATGACCTATGAAGAGCAAGAGAAATATATCAAAAATAATATGCCAGATGTGCTTGACAACAACTATACAGATTTGGCAATATCTCTCCTGTTGAAGTTCGAGACAGTTTATAGGGCAACTTATAATGGCTAAAGAGAAGTGGGAGATTTTACCATTAGTCAGTGAAGGCGGTAATGGTTGTGAAATGTACATGATACGTGGCCATGTTCCAGAACCAATTGCACTTGAGATGGTAAACAACTTTACAGATGGCTCTTACAAAGACTTAGGGGAGCCAACTATAAAGCAGCAATGGGTAAAGCCTGTACCAGACAGCACAGGTAACTGTAGTGTACTTTATCACGTTGTAGACCCTGCAAAATGCAAATCTGCAATGGCAGTAACAAACGTAACTTTTGACTGAGAGAGAAAACTATGAAAACTGTTATTGAAGCCGTCGTCACCGCACAAGAGAAATTCTTCCACACAGAAAAATTTAATATCATTCAATTCCCATCTGGAGAAATTGGTGGAAACTTCTCTGAAGATTTTGTTAAGTTTACTGAGCGTAATGCTGGTAAGATTGATAATGTTATAATTACTGTACAGGGATATGACAAGGATACACTGTTTGCATTAGCTTTGGCTAAGGATGCCGTTGACAGTCTTGTTCCCCAGAAATCAGCGATGAAAACCGTTGTTTTCGGGTTCTTACCAAATGCTCGATATGACCGCCACATGTTCAAAGGTGATGCAGCAGCACTGAAAGTCTTTGCCAACCTAGTTAATGCAATGGGCTTTGATGCAGTATGTGCTCTTGACCCTCACAGTAATGTTGCAGAAAACTTATTTAAGTGCTTTCAGAGCATGAAGCAAAAAGATGTGGCAGTACACTTTGCAAGTGACCCACGCATTGATTTCTTGGTAGCCCCAGATGCAGGTGCAGCTAAGAAGACTGAAGATACCGCTAAAGAGGTGGATAAACCGTATATCACAATGTCTAAGGTGCGCAATCTTAAGACTGGAGAAATCACTGGTATGCGAATCCTTGACGATGTTGATTTGACCGATAAAACTGTCATGATTCTTGATGATATCTGTGATGGTGGTCGAACCTTCGTAGAGGCAGCTAAACACCTACGTGAAGCAGGTGCAAAACGTGTGGAACTCTATGTAACTCATGGTATTTTCTCTAAAGGTGTTGAAAACTTACTTGACAATGGTATTGACCATATCTACACTACAAACACTTTAGGTGAAGCTAAAGACCGTGGCTTAACACATTACGCCCAAGTTACTGTAGCAACCATTGATTGAAACTTTATAGGGGCTTGAAAGCCCCATTTTGAGAGAGATTAAAAGATGACTAAATCACTTTATGCAGTACCAGCAGGTTTAAACGCAGATGCTTACAAATCTGGTCATGTTTACCAGTACCCTAGTGCAACAGAATACTTGATGTTCAACCTGACACCACGTAGTGATAAATGGTTTAACAGTCCTTTAGCAATTGACGGTGTAGTGGCTTTTGGTATTCAACGTTTTGTTAAAGATTACTTGATAGACCACTGGAACGCCACTTTCTTTGAACGTGATAAGAAAGAAGCAATTGATGAAATCTTAGAAGTCATGAATGGTGTTCTGGGTAAAGATGCTATCGGTCGAGAGCATTGGGAAGCACTTCACGACTTAGGCTATCTACCAGTTGAAGTATACGCTGTAGAAGAAGGTACAGTTGTTCCTATGCGTGTCCCAATGATTGTCTTCCAGAACACTGTTTCAGGTTTCCATTGGGTAGCAGGGTATCTGGAAGATGCTTTCTCTGCTGAGATTTGGAAGGCTTGCACCATTGCAACTATTGCATTACATTACAAACGCATCTGTAAGAAGTTGGCTGACCTTACTTGCGACAATGACTTACATTTACCTTATCAGTGCCATGACTTTGCTATGCGTGGTATGTCCGGCTTTACTGATGACGCATTTAACGCTGTAGGTCACTTAACCAGCTTTAAAGGGACTGATAGCTTCCCTGCTGTATACACAGCTAAACGTATCTATGGACAGTCTTACCCAATCTCTGACATTGGTAGTTCTGTACCAGCTACTGAACACTCTGTGATGTGTGCAAACATCGCTTGGGAAGGTGGTAATGAATTGATTGAAGAGGAAAGACGCTTTAACGGTGAGTTACAAACCTTCCGTCGTTTCTTAACAGAAACTTACCCAACTGGTATTGCAAGTATTGTTTCAGATACTTATAACTTCTGGAGAACTGTGTCAGAAATCTTACCAGCACTTCGTAAAGAAATTATGGAACGTGATGGTAAGCTGGTAATTCGCCCTGACTCTGGAGACCCTGTACATATTGTCACAGGTTATAAAGCAATCCACTTAGAGTGTGCTAAGAAGGCTTATTACGAGCACCTTATCAAGCAGAATGCCAGTGACACAATGTTGAGCACCGTCCTGAACATGAAGCTTGAAGATATTAACTATGTTATGGCTGGGTGGTTACGTGCAGAAGGCTATGAAATGGTGGTTGACAGAGAAGACTTTGAAGTAGCCGATACAGTGTTGCTGAAAGATGCTTACATCAACGGCTCTGCAAACGTTGTAACACGTCCTGTAGCTGAAATTGATGGAGCTATTAAGACACTGTACAACATCTTTGGTGGGACTATCAACTCTAAAGGGTTTAAGGTACTGGATGAGCATATCGGTCTTATCTATGGCGACTCTATCACGCTGGAACGTGCAAACGAAATACTGAAGCGTCTGTATGAAATGGGTTTTGCAAGCTCTAACGTAGTGTTTGGCGTAGGCTCTTACACTTACCAGTACATGACTCGTGACACCTTTGCATTTGCTGTTAAAGCAACTCTTGCAAGCATTGGTGGTAAAGAGATTATGCTTGCAAAAGACCCTAAAACAGATAGTGGTGTTAAGAAGTCTGCTTTTGGTGGTGTAGCACCTATGTGGGATGGTGATAAGTTGAAAGCTGTAGATGGCTATGGATTCCAGAGCTTTGCAGATGCACTTGAACATCCAGCTTGTGCTTTACGTTTAGTCTTTAGTGACTCTGAGCAGTTCGGTTACACAACTCTTGGTGATATTCGAAACAATATTGACAAGCAGCTTTAAAAGTATATGATAAGAGGCTCCTACGGGAGCCTTTTTAATTTCTGGAGAAAACTATGGATAGCCTTTCTATATGGTTTAACAAGAAACCTGTACAACCTAAATACTTACAAGTTGCCTATACAGACATCCTTGAAGTTCTCGGTAAGGAAAAGTTTGAAAAGTTCTGTGAAGGTATCTATAATCACCATTGTCAGTTTGCTACGAAAGAGGGTATGTTTGTCATAGAACAGTTCTTTGGCAGAGACCCAGATGACTATGAAGAGATTAGCTTTGTAATGGAATACATGATAGAGTATATTGAGAATCGTGGATTCGAAGTTAATCCTGAATTTTATGAACATGAGGGTGTACCTTTAGCAAAAGGTTTTGATGGTATACTTGTTAACTGGACTTGGTAAAAGTTATGAAAATCAAAGAGATGAACATCAACGTTGTCCTAGAAGAACGTTGGGAAAACATTAAGAAACCTGAAGATGGTAAAAAGTTTCTTAACAAAATTTTAGTAGCAGCTAAAGAAGAACTTACGGGTAAGGTTGCAGCAGCAATCACAATAAAAGTCTGTGTAAAAGGTCTTCCACAACATCACCAATTTGCTCTTGATGAGTTTAAAGAAAACTTCTACAATCCAAATAAACAGATGCTTGAAAGTAACTTTGCAGTGTCTACAAGTATCGTCCATGACAGAAGCTTTATCCTTTACAAAAATATGAGAGGTGAGTCATGCAAGCATATTGGATAGAAATTTTACTGTCACTTGGTAGTGTAGCAGTATTTGTTTACCTTCTTTGCAATTACTATGCAGAGCACAAGAAGTGCGACTGCTGCAACGGGGAAGGGTATACAAGAGCAGGCTGTTGCCCTATGTGTGGTGGTTCTGGTAAAATGTTTAATAAGTGATTTAACAGCAAACTAAGAGGAAAGTATTATGCGCATGGTAAACGACCACGCAGAAGTGATTAAGAGTTCAACTTCTTTGGAGACATCTCAAGCACAGATTACAATGACACCTGAAATGTTCAGCCTTCTGAGTTCTGGTGTATACACTTTCAAAGAAAGGGCAGTGATTCGTGAACTGTCATGTAATGCAGTAGATGCTCAGAAAGAAGCTGGAAAAGAGAACATCCCATTCCATGTGCATTTGCCTACTCGATTTGAGCCTTACTTTGAAGTCCGTGACTTTGGAACTGGTTTAACCCATGACAAAGTAATGAGTTTGTACCTGAACTACGGGGCTTCTACGAAGAACGACTCTAATGACTACATTGGTGCAATGGGTATCGGCTCAAAGTCACCGTTTGCAATTGCTCAGTCATTCACGGTGTCTAGCTATGTTGATGGTGTTGTTAATAAATACTCTGTTTACCTTGAGAATGGTATCCCTCAAGTGACTAAGCTTACTACTAACCCAACAAATGAACCTAATGGCTTAGCTGTACGTGTGGCAGTTGCTGACCACCGTATTTCAAAGTTCTTTGAAGAGGCTGGTCACGTATACTCATACTTTGCTGTAAAACCAGAAAGTAACATTGTGTATGATGACGTGTTAGCAGATATGAACGTCATTGCCCGTGAAGAAGGTGTTTATGATGCTATGATTCATAAGCAAAGCTGGCGTTCTAGTGGCAACAGGACAGATTTTAATGTGGTAATGGGTAATATTGCCTACCCAGTTAATATGGAAGCATTACTTGGTGATGATTTCTTCAAAGTCTTGCCAGAATTTTTCCGTAGGAGCGTAGACCTTGTAAACATCTACATGCCTATTGGTTCAGTGGCTATTGCAGCTTCTCGTGAAGCATTGCAGATGAATGATACGACAAAAAATGTCATCATTGAGGCTACCAAAAAGATAACTGAAGCAATTACAAGGGATGTTATTAAGGGGGTTAATAGCCAACCTACACTCATGGATGCTGCACAGGCTTATGCAGAATTACGTTTGAACTCACGAGAAATGTTTAATGCTGTGTGTCCAAAGCTAGAGTGGGGAGGTGTTAAGCTTGATTCTCTGGAAGAAGAATTGCTAAACATTCGTCGTGGAATTATCTACGCAGAAGACGGCTCAGTCATCTATGAACGTGACGGCAAAGGCAATATTAAGGTTGACAGCAAAGGAAACAATATCCCTAAAGTTGACTACCTATACAATCCAGTTGCTTATGTTAAGTTTAACTCTTTAGAGAGTAAGATTCGTGCAACAGCACTTTCCTACACTCAAGAAGCAAGCATGTTCAATATCTTTGGTGCAATGCGTAAAAGTCAAATTGAACAGTTTTTGTTTGTTATTAATGACCGTCGCAATAAAAATGGTACTGAGAAGACTGTAGGCCGCAATCAGATTCTGCGTGGTGCATGTCGAGACTACGCCAACGAGTCAAGTTTGTTCCACAGATACAATGGTATTGTGTTTGTATTCTCGACTGAAAAAGAGTTAGATGATTTAATCAATCTACACAAACTTGATAAAAGCTTGTTAAAGATTGTGAAAATGTCTGATAAGGAGCACCATTACCAGCGCAAAGAAGCTGTAAGGGGTGTTGTAAAACTCTGGAAAGCTGTTCCAGCAGAAGGTGTAGCTTCCTATAAAGAGGTTTCAGAGGACTTAGACACAATTGAAGAACCTCAGCTTTACATTAAGGCAATTGGTGACACAGTTGATGGTGAATGTTTTTGCTCATCCCCAGAAGATGTAGCTAAGTCAGTTGCTAATGTTATTGGAAAGACAGTCTATGTTTTCCGAAAAGCAAATTGGAAAAAGATACCAGAAGACTGGATTGAAGTAGATGAGAAGCTCTTGAACGACAGCTTAACTGATGTTCATTGGATTAATCATAACAGGTATATGACACGCATCTACATGAATGGTGTTCTTGACCTTACAAGTAGCTGGATTATTGCCAGAAACTTTACGTTCAATAACAGGAAGATTTCTCGTGGCTATTGCTATTCACGAGACACAAACAAAACTATCTTCTTAGAAGGTAATGAAGATGCTGTTGAGGCAATGTTTGGTAAAATCCAATACGTTGCTGCACCGTTTGCATACACTTACACTATTAGTAGATTGCAAACTTTGAAAGAATGCCTTGACAATGATACAAAGCTGTACAAGAAAATTAAGAAAGCTGGTGACCGCATGGTCATTAAGGTGACAAACTACCTTTCAAAAAGAAAACAAGAAAACTTCTTGCTTTCTCATTTAGATTGGAATAAAGTGTCCCCCATCGAAGTGAGTAAGTTCTTAGGCTTTGATGTAAAATGTGTTCCAGAAGGTACAACAGTTTACGATTAAAGTGTTTGACAAGGGGCTTTGAAGCCCCTTAGAATAACCTCACAAAATGATTTATTAACTAACAAGAGAGAGTAATAAGATGACTACTAAAACTAAAGCACAGATTGACGCAGAAATTTACAAACTGGTTAAAGAAGGTAAGCTGACTAAAACAGCTATTGCACAGAAATTTAATACTTCAACCCGTTCAGTTGGTCGTGCTGTAGAGCGTCATGAAGCAACCTTAAAAGGTAATAAGAAGGCGACTTCTACACCAGCTACGAAGACTTTGAAACAAGTTGCTAAGACTTTTAAAAAGAAATCTGGCAAACAAGTTGAAAAGGTCGTTAAAGAGTCTGTACAGAAAGCTCCAGTAAATAAACTGCATGAAGCTATGCAGAAAGATGACAAGATAGAGTACATGATTACTGGTGACTCTGTAATTATGACTTACGGTTCAGAATCTGAAATTGTTGAGTCTACTCATCCGAACTATCAAGAGATTGTAGTTCATGTTGTGAAAGGTGAGTTTAAGAAAGCCTTTGAACTGATGAACATTCGTAAGTCTATCGAGAACTTCACTCAGGGTGCTATCACAATCAAAGGTGACAAGCTGTTCTACGGTGCTGTTGAGATGCGTTCTACTCTGGTTGACCGTATTCTTCACATGATGAAGACTGGGGATAAAGGCTTTGAACGCCTTGTGATGTTCTTCGAAAAACTGATGGAAAACCCATCTAAAGACTCTGTAGAACAACTTTGGGGCTTCGTATCTCACCTTGATGTTGAAATTGATGAAGAAGGCTACATCATTGGTTGGAAGAAAGTCTCTACTCGTGAAGGCAAGCTGGTTGATTCTCACACCTACAGAGTGCCTAATGATTTGGGCAACGTTGTAGAAATGCCACGTTGGATGGTTGATAATAACCGTAACGTGACTTGCTCTCAAGGTCTTCACGTTGGTGCTTGGGATTATGTTCGTTGTTTCTCAGGTGATACAATTCTGAAGGTTCGTGTCCATCCACGAGATGTTGTATCTGTTCCAACTGATTACAACGATATGAAGATGCGCTCATCTCGTTATGAAGTTGCAGCAATCGTTGATAATCAACGTAAAGTGTTGAAAGCATGGGATGGCAAGACTGAAGCTTTACATGTCATCGTTGGTACTGCTGGTGAACTCATCTCTCAGCGTAAACGTGAAATCTAATAAGTAATTTCTTAAAAGGCTGCTTCGGCGGCCTTTTTTATTTGTATTTTGTGCAGAGTGCTGTATAATTGTTGTCACGATAAACTAAACAGGAGAACCAATGAAGAAATTGATTCTAGGTTTGTGCTTAATGTTTACAGCACACTTATCTTATGCAGTTGACTGCCCAGAGCTATCAATTAGCCAAAAAGTAAACATGTTAAAAGCTTACCAGTATGGTGAGAACAACATGGGTAAAGGTTGGGGTATCACTCTAGCTGCTATAGCCTTACAAGAGTCAGAGTTAGGTCTGAAGGTAGAGAATAAAAAGACACATGATTATGGTATTTTCCAGAATCACTTGAAGACTGTTGTAAAGCGTAACAAAATTAGTCCTAATGTGGCTAAAAAGAAACTCTTAAAAGACTTTAACTATGCTGCGAAGGAAACGCACAAAGAACTTGAGTTTTGGACAAAGGTGCATGGTCAGCCAAAGTCAAAGAAGACTTTACAAAAAGTTTTAGCATCATATAATGCTGGGTATTCGTACAGAATCCCTAAAGCTAAGAAATATTCTCAAGATGTCTATAACAACATGAAAGTTATTGCTCAATGTGAATTTGCAACAAACATTTCTAAGGTAAACCATGAAAAAATTAAAAAAGTCTGATGAAGTACTGTGTCATGCTTACGACTTACATCCTCATGAGTTAGGTCTTGATTCCTGTGTATGTACTCCAGAACAGTGTAGGGATTTTGAAGACACCGCAAGAGAAGTCGTATGTTCACTCGAAGAGTTCCACACATCAGAGCCAATTGTGAATGTTGTAGATAAAGAGACTGGACAAACTATAGGTGTAAGTCGTGATAGCTTAGTCATAGTCAATAAAGACCTTGTAGAAAAAGGTAACCTTATCTTAGCAGACATTGATGGTGTTCTTACAAATTTTAATCACGAAGATTGCTCAATGGAATTGATTGATGGGTCATTTTCACAGTACACTAATTTGCTTGACTCTGTAAGAGCAAAACCAACGTATGTTTTCAACATCATTGACGCAATTGCTAATCATGCCGCCATTGGACTCTTGACAGCGAGAGGTGAATCTCAGAGAATACCTACTGAGATGTTTTTAAGGCATTACATAGAGCATGATTACATGCTTTTTATGCGTGGTTTTGGGACTAACTCTATAAGTGCAGAAAGTTTGAAAGTGAGGATGATTCAGTCTTGCATTCTGCCTTACTTTGATATAGTATGTTTTATAGAAGATACAGAGAAGAATGTGCAGAAGGTGAACAGAATCCTTCCACACATTAAAACTATGTTAGTAAAACATTGAGAGAAAACTTATGAACAATATCATTACGGTAGCACTGGACGTTACAGCAAACAAATCTGAAGTAGTTCGTAACATTATCAAAAGCAACTTTGAGGGTAAAATCTTCCGTGCTGTCAATGTAAAAGCAGACGGTAACATCCGAGAGTATCGTGCTCTTCTGAATGTTAAGAAACACGTCAAAGGTGCTGGTTCAACGACTGCACACAAAGAAAACCTGATGACTATCTATGATATGGGTATGGCTTCAGAGTTAGGTGCTGAAGGTATCGTTAAAGAAGGTGCTCCGTATCGCTCTTTCAATCTGGAAACTGCTCTTATGCTTTCCTTCACAAGTGGTTCTAAAACAACTACTTACCTCTTTACTGATGCTGCAACGGTATCTGCTATCAAGGATAGCACTGTCAAAGCTGGGGTAGCTGCTGCTGCAAAAGCTTCTTCGATGGCTGCAAATGTCCTTGCTAAAGTCCTCGGTTAAGGTTAAGATACAGGCTCCTTCGGGAGCCTTTTTCATTTCAGGAGATTGTTAAATGACATTTAAAGAGTTCTGTCAAGCTACTTTCATAATTGTTTTCTTAGTTGGGGCAGGTGTCTGGGGAGGATACTCTTACAGAGACTATCAAGTTGCTGAAACTGAGCTAAACAATCAAAAGCTCATAAGTGTTGCTAAAGATGCTTATCAGGAAGGATTAGTAACATTGAGCACCAATTACAAAAATGATTTGAAGGATGTGCTTGCTAAGAATAAGCATACAAAAGAGGTACTAACATATGAAAAAACTAAGCCAGAGTTTTATAATGTTTGTGTTACTGATAACTATGTCAGGGTGTTCAACGAACAAAGTGAGCAGTACATTCAAAAACTCCCAAGTAAGTGAGAGTGATAAGTACACTCAAGAAGAATCACGGTATATCATCAAAGGCAACACAGGCAGTGATGTAGCAGCAGCCCTTGAGTTCTATCGTGACGGCTTTTACCAGTGCACAATCAAAGCTAACAACCTTATTGACATGATTTTATTAGGGAATAAGCAGCAATGACAGAGAATGAAGATACTTTCTATGTAGAAGGTTACTTACTGTTACCACGACCAAAAGAAACTTATATGCGAATTGACTTCATACCAACCATTATGGATAATGTGATGTGTCATATCTTTATGCAAGGTGTCACAGCACAGCTTAAGCATGTCGGTAAAGACTGCAAAATAAAGGTTGACACTCATCCAGAAATCAAAGAGAATCACTACACATGGTTCTTACCAGACTCTAAAGAAATCTTAGCAGTTCTCAAAACGAGGAAGTAACTATGCAGATTAATGGAAGAGACTTTGTAGCCGTTTACTACGAGAAAGGTAAAGAGGTTGGTGTAGCACAAGTAACTTATGGCAATGGTAAGTGGCTGTATGGAACAATCGCAGTAGTAGGAACAAGAAGTGATACAAAAACTTTTAAAGATTGTGTTGACCTTCTTGAAGAATCCATCCAGAATCATTGGTGTCTGATATGGATGACTGATAACGAAGTGATAGAACGTTTCAAAAAGATTAATATCAACATTGACAGTATTGAGCATGTTGATTTATATGAGCTAACTGAGAAGGTAAACTATGAAAGTAATACTAGCCAGAGATAAAAAGACACGAAAACTTATCAGGTCAGCAGTGTTCATTGGACGAAATGAGGTCATCCCATTTACAGCAAATGATGTGATAGCTTACAGGAAAAACTTAGTATTCACTGACTGCTTACGTGGCTTCATCTCTGAACCATTGGAAGACTTTAAAAGTCGTTGTGGTAAAGGTATTATCATTCAAGAGGCAATTATTCATGGCTGACTTCTGCAAAGATTGTTCTATCGAAATGTTCGGACGTGATACAGGTGACTTAAAAGGTCTCATCACTGAAGATGACTTTAAGGCTGGCTATGCAATGCCAGTAATCTGTGAAGGTTGTGGGTGCATCTGGGTAGACCACGAAGGACAGCGTGTAAAACCTTCAGAAGATAAAGAATCTTGGGAGAGATGTTAAATGGGTATTGTAAAAATCATCAAAGGTGATATCTTTGAAGCATTTGATAAAGGTAAATTTGATATCATTGGTCATGGTTGCAACTGTATGAATTTCATGGGTGCAGGTATTGCAGCAACTATTTCTAAGCGTTATCCAAAAGTGTATGATACTGACACAGAAGTTTACCTGTTTGCAGGTGGCATTCGTCACAAACCCTGTGAAAATTTACTAGGTAATTTATCTGTAGCACGTTTAAAACAAGGTCGTATAGCTAACCTTTACACCCAACTTCATACTGGTAAAGATGCACGATACAGTGCTTTAGAGTCATCTTTGAAACAGCTTAACAGATACTGTGAAGTCAATCAGTTGAAGAAAGTTGGTTTACCTATGATTGGTGCAGGTATTGGTGGACTTGACCCTCAAGCTGTCACAGTTATCATCAATCAGGTGATGAAGAGTGTGGATGTTTATCTGTATGTCTATGAAGGAGAGATGTACCACAAGTTACGCTCAGGTTGGAAGAACTACTGTGAACCAGAATACTTTGCAGGTGTAGTTGTGTTCACGGATAATGCAGTTACCCTCTTCAGACGAAGAAAAGGTAAGATACATCAAAGTAACCCTCCGGTTGAAAAGATGTCTCTAAGTAACGCTCTAGTTACCCACCTGTCGAAGAGCAATCATAGAATTGCCGTGACATTTGGTAGCGATGCAGACACCTACATCTATGCAAGAACTGATGAGGATATCGAGACAGTTTTCTCTTCGCCAGAAGTTACCTTCTTAGACGCAAAGAACTAAGAAACTTCGTAGGATATTCACAATAGACTAAGCCTTTCTTATCTGGTAAATTTTTCAGGTAAGGAGGGCTTTTTCATTTCAGAATTGTGCAGGTATATTTCTATAGAGAAATCTGTAGAGAGAATTTTGAACTCCAAAGAGAAAATTCATTTTCAAACTGTGCAGGTAATCTCCAAAGAGCTTTTTCATTTTCAAAACGTGCAGAGAAAAATCAGGTCGGGCAAGAAAAATCATTTGAGAATTGTGCAGGTAGGTGGGTGTAGGTGGGGCTGTCGCCATTTCTCACAAGGCTACCACATCTGAAAATAAAAGTCAACAGAAAAATTTGTAGCGGATTGAAAAATAATTCTTGATTGTAGTTCTGTTTTGTGGTAATCGCGCGCACCCGTTTCATTACATTTTTGCCAAAAATATTTTTAAAAATTTTCATTGACTCCTTGAACGGGTTTTTATAGTATTTGCATCAGACGGGGCGACAAGCCCGACAGCCTTAAACTAGGAGAACTTAAAAATGCTATACGGTCGTGAATTGATGGTTACAACTAACGTTAACACAAAGGTAAAACGTTTTTACATGCAAATCTGTGGCGTATGGTCTAGAATATCAGAAGCTGACTATTGCAACTATGTAGAAACAGCAATCAACTCTGATTGCTACCTTACAAGAAATACAAGAAAGCACATAAGACAGACAGCAGTTTATTACTACGATATCTAATAAAGTACTTTACAGGGGGCTTAAAAGTTGATATCTTAAGCCCCAGATAAAGAGCTTTACCACATTAACCCTTAAACTAGGAGATTCAGAAATGGCTTATCGTGCACCGAAATTCATCAACAAAGACAACTTTCGCAACGTACTGGAGAAGTCACTTGATGAGAATTTCAAAGGCAATAAAATTGTTGTTCACTCATTTAATTTTAAATATGACATCAACGGGAATAAAATCAACCATTACACGGCAACCATGATAGATGGTACACTCTCAAGCGAAAAAACCATACTGAATGCACTTGCAGGACGTGGAAAAAACCTGATAAAATGCAATAAGAGACGTTATCAGGGTGGCGCATATGGTTATGATGATGCCATTTATCATCTTGAAAATATGGGCTATTCAGTAGAAAAAGTTGGAGTGCCGCAAATCATTGGTAGCGATGGTTATGTAACTATCTTCAAAATTAACAAATAAAGTACTTTACAGGGGGCTTAAAAGTTGATATCTTAAGCCCCAGATAAAGAGCTTTACCACTAAATCCTAAATTGGAGAACTTAAAAATGGCTATTATCAAAAACGTTGTAATTACTGCAAAAACTCGTGATGATGCTCGCATTATGGCTAAAAAGTTATGCGGTAAAGTTGTTGACAACGGAAAACAGTCTGCTGTAAGGTGGGGCGTGAAGGTTGATAAACAGTTGAAGTTAAAAAATTCACCAATAAACCTTTTTACATGTGTAAACACTATCGGGAAGACAAATATATACACGAAAAAGGCATATATTAGACGCGTAGCCTTAACCTCCCCCATTCGTACAATGAGAGGTCATGCAAAGCTGAAAATTAACTAATAAAGTACTTTACAGGGGGCTTATAGTTCGATAAAGTAAGCCCCAGATAAAGAGCTTTACCACTAAATCCTAAATTGGAGATTCTAAAATGAAATTATCAAATAAAGTTCGTGAAAATCTGAGCAAGTTACTTAATAAAATTGATTTCATTGAAACATCAAGAAATAATCATGATGTTATGGAATGGTTACACGGCAAAATTAAAGGCCGTCGTGTAGTGATTTGCTTATGGAATAGTTGCAGGGAGTATAAAAACCCTGTATTGCAAGTCAATATTTACGATAATACTTTTAAAAGCCCTGTAAAGTCTAAAAGTGATTTATTAGAATCTTATGAGATAACTGTAAGCGGCAAAGTATCACGTAAAGAGGAATCACCATGCTAATGACTGGCATCACTGCAATCATTGCTATTATGGCGCTATATAAGGCGTACAGCGCCTATACTCTGGCAAGTAAGGCAATCACGCAACAGGTCAATAATAGCCTTGTAATGAGCTTTCTGGAGCGTTTAAGTGATGAACAAATAAAACGGTTAGAAATGAGTTTCAGATTTCAATCGAGAACTTATCAAATCAGCGACATCTTTAAAGATGATTTTCAGTTAGTCGATGATTATAACTCTCTGATAAATGCTTTAAATATCAGTGACTTAAAAGACTACTACGCTGTAATTGTTCAAGAACTGAGCAAACGAAAAAATTTATCTTGATTTTGATTTTAAAAACAAGTAAATTACTAATCAACGGGGAGGGAATGACCTTCCCCACTACATAAAGCCCTTAAACTAGGAGATTCTAAAATGTATACTACTAACAACGGTCGCACCTTAAACGTAACCCTGCGCCACTATGTGAACGGCGTAATGCACTTCGAGGATTTACAAGCTGAACAACATATTCTTGATTGGCAACTTGCAGGACTGCAAAAAACTGCTACAGGATACGGGAAAAAGATTCCAACCAGTTGGAAAGTATACTACGAAGGCCGTTTGCGTAGAATTTATCAAGATGTGCAAAGTAATAGCGCATCAAGTTACATCATAGTAAAAGGTAAAAAACTGCATTTAGTATAAAAAGTACTTTACAGGGGGCTTATAGTTCGATAAAGTAAGCCCCAGATAAAGAGCTTTACCACTAAATCCTAAATTGGAGATTCAAAAATGGCTATTAATAACCGTGAGTTATCAATCTTAAAAGCACGTTTGACAGTTAACCGGATTAATGTTCTGACATCATCAGCACCTGATGAAACATTGCACAACATTATTGGGAAGATTCAAAGTGTTATCTTAGACGTTGAAAACGTGAAAAACTCATTAACTGACGTTGCAGCAGGTATCACGCTAGACGGTGCGCAATATGAAATGGCTGACATGTTGGGCAAATCTAAGGTAATGAATAAAGAGCTTGATTTAAAAATGTTCAGATTCGCCGTAAAAGTATGGCTATCCGTCGAGTATGATGCTAATTATGCAATCGCTGACTTTTTCGCCACTTGGTTGCAGCGTAATTTGTCAAATCACGACTTCCGTAATATCTGTGATGCAATTTATGCAGAACTTTAAAAATTTTTGTTGACACTGGTTTTTATATATATATATTAAATTACACATCAACGGGGAGGGAATGACCATCCCCCCCACTACATAAAGCCCTTAAACTAGGAGATTCTAAAATGGCTATTATTAACGGCTTAACCATTGAAACCACACACATCAAAGACATTAAAGCCGGGGATGTAGTTCTTTTTCACGGCGTAGAAAAAACCGTCACGGCGAAAGATATTACAGAGGACTCCTTCATGGGTCGGTCGCTCTTCGGTGATTCCTATTGCTTAGGTTACCGTGCTGTTTTAAAAGTTGTCAAAAATAACCGATAAAGTACTTTACAGGGGGCTTAAAAGTTGATATCTTAAGCTCCAGATAAAGAGCTTTACCACTAAATCCTAGACTGGAGATTCAAAAATGAAATGCTTTCACGGTACTACTCAAGAAAACTTCCTCAACCTGATTAATAACGGCGATAAACCATCAGGCGCATGGAATTGTTCGGACATGGACGGTAATTTTTACGTGTATCCAGAAAATAAAATCTATGGCGACGATGAAGAAGAGATGACAGCCGAAGGCATTCAGCAAGCATTAGGTAATGCCACTATTACAGCCGCTTTCCAGATGAAAACTCAAAATATTGTTATCTTGGAACTTGATATTCCAGAGGATGAGCTGAATGATGATTATTCTTGTGATAATATGTCTGGCGTGGCAAGTTTTACAGAGTACTTTGATGCAAGTTGGATTAAAAAGGTTTACGTAACCGAGTTTAATGCGATGTTTTCGCCTTTTTGTCTTCCTTCACTGGATAACCCAAATTTAAACTATCTTGATGAGTCTCTGGAACTTCTTGCTAAAAGCGTTCAACAGTCGGACAGTATTCAGGTTTTTTGTGACATCATGGACACACTGACAGGAAACATCACAGAGAAAGATTTAAAGAGCTTTTTCTAAAATCTATATAATCACCTTATAAACACTAATTAGCCCCTTGTAGGGGCTTTTAGAGGGCTTAAATCATGCTTACAACCATTTATCTCATCCTTTCCATCTGTAATGGTCATTCATGCGATTTTAAAGGGCTTGAGGAGTTTACAGGAAGTAAAGAAAATGCTATTCAAGTTTGCCAGATAGCAAGGCAAGACTACCCCGCAAGTGATGATATTCAATGCTACTTTAAGACAGAAGACGACGACGGCATTTATTTTGATAGTGTTGATGGTCAATATGAAATTATCATTGAAAAAGACTAGACAAGCCTGATAAAAGTCTGTAAATTGTCAATCAACGGGGAGGGAATGACCTCCCCCACTAAATAAAATCCTTAAACTAGGAGATTCAAAAATGGCTTATGTAACTGTAATCACCAATAAACCGGATTCATCTTGGTCAACCCAAGTAAGTGATAAGATGACACCTATGCAGTGCCTAAAATACTTTGAGCAATGGAATAAAGGCGAGGATGTAAGCCCCTTCCAAGTAATGCAGATTATTCATGTAGACAATGAAGGGAAGAAAACAACCCTGAGCAGCGAGTACTATGCAAACCGATTTGAAACGAGAAGTAAAGCAATGAAGCTTCTACGTGAATCCGGTTATGCTCATATTGCCGCACTAATCTGGGATGACCTGCTAAAAATCCAACGTATCAGCTATGTAAAACCTGAAAAAATATTCATCAGTTAATCAACAACTTACAAAAAACTTTCAAAAAAGTGTTGACAATACCCCTTGACATTGGTAATGTTGTTCGAGGGGGGTTTATCTAAAAGGGATTCACTTAAAAGGTTCTTTATAGATAAGCTTAAAAAATTGCTTGCAATCAGCTATCAAAACAAGTAAATTACTAATCAACGGGAGGGAATGACCTCCCCCACTAAATAAAATCCTTAAACTAGGAGATTCAAAAATGAACAAGTTCAAAGCCATCAACTATATTCGTTCAAATGCTGTAATGTCAAAGCCTGTCAAAGATACCTACGAATTTCGCTGCAATGGGGTACACTTTGCAACCATCACCAAATCAGAAAACGGGGCTTATTACGTTCATCGTCGTAATGCTGCAACCGTTGTAGTCTCTCACTTTATGCAAGCTGTAGCAGAATTATTACCGCTATTCTTAGGGATTTACTTGGATGAGTGCAAAAACGTTCATAGCCAAGTTAAAAACCTTTTAAATAGCTATAAAATGGCTTATGAGCGTTCAATCAAGTTCTTAAACAAGTTCTATAAAGCCCCTGTAAATACTGTTTCAATGGCTTACACTGTAAGCGGTGAGCTGGTTAGTCTCTTCGAAGTGGAAGGAATCGAACTGCATGACTTGCGCCCCAATGGTTACGCTAAGACACTGGGAGAAGGCTTATCTTTCAATATCAAGAACTTAGAAAAAACTTTGAGAGATATTGAAAAAGATATTGATGAGACAATCAAAAATCTGTAAATTGTCAATCAACGGAGAGGGAATGACCTTCCCCACTAAATAAAACCCTTAAACTAGGAGATTCAAAAATGGCAACTATCCGCGCTACTGTTAACGAATTTGGTTTTTACTCTCTGGATGTTAAATTTGACATTGCAGGCACTGATAACGCCTTTGAAATGGTGAAAGGTCTTATCAGTCAGACCATCAGCGACTATAATCCTTCTAATGAGTTCTGGGAGGAAACAAAACAGGAAGTTCTTAAAGAGGGTTATTCTTTTCACTATTGGGGTGAAAAAATTGTCTCCCTGTACTACGACAAAGAAGGCACTAACTAATCGACGCAGCGGGGCTATTTAGCCCCAGATACCTGAACAGCCCCTACTCAAAGGGGCTTTTTTACGTCTATCGAATCCTTATACAAACCCTTTCCCTTTCCTTTCCAGAATCTTACTAGACCTTAAAAAGCAATAACTCTATAGTCTACTCTATAACCTCTTATCAAATCAACTTAAATATAAGCCCATAACCCGAAAGGGAAGGGCAACCCCTTAAACGCTCTATAACGCCCTATAACAGCCTTATCACCCTAACTTAAGCAATCATATTAACCCACCCTAAAAAGCCCTTTATAAAGCTTCTGAGAGCCTTAAAAGAACCTTATAAGGGTGAAAGCTTATAGGCTGGCTAGTATCTTGTGAATGATTAAACAAACCCCTTGATAGCTATTAAAAAGTATGTTATAGGGGTTATAAAGTTACTTTGAAGTAGCTTAAAAGTTACGTAAATGCTAGCCCCCTTAACATTTTTTTAACATTTTCTTAACAAACCCTACATAGTTATTCTTGTTAGCACCTTGTTAAATCTCTGTTAAGACCACGTAAAAACCTTGTAAGAACCTTTGGCATAGCCTTAAAAGCTCCTGTAAAGCCCTATAAAGAGCTATCCATACAGTTGAGGGGTAAATACTAGGGAGGGACTTAAAAGAGCCTATAAAGAGCTTTTAAGAGCTTTTAAGAGGTATGTTTAAGAAGTCACTAAGAAAGGAAAGGGAACGATAAGAAAAGAGTAGTGACCATGTTAATAGCTTGTTAAAAAGATTAAACACTTGTTAGGGACTTGTTAATTATCTTAACAAAATAACTCTTAAAAATTAACTTGTTAGCTCTTGTTAGTCATCTGTTAAGCCTCTGTAAAGCCTATTCAGCACTTGTTAATTGGTATTGTTACCAATCCCTAGAAAACTGTTAAACCCTTGTTAGTTCTGTTAAGAAACTGTTAAGACCTTTGAAGAGTTGTTAAGAAGATGTGAGAACTGTTAAGAAACTGTTAATGATATTTTAAAATTCTGCAAAGTACTTGTAAGGGAGCTGTTAAGGGCTACCAAGCAGATATACATCTTCTACAGATATTTTTCAGTTCCTTCAAAGACCCTAAAAAAATGACTTGATAGTCCTATTTTATAAAAATTTTAAAATTCTGAATAATTACCTATACAGTCTTTTAAAAATACAGGTGGAAACAGGCTTATAAGATACCTTGTTAGTACCGTGTTAGACCTTGTGAGATAAGGTCTGTGAAGATATTCCTGTTAAGTTTGTTAAAACAGTCTATATAGAGGCTTAGTAATACCTAGTGAACACCTATAGAGAGTGTCATAGCTAACCTAGAGATTAAGAGGTGTATGGGAGCTTCTAAGAGAGTATAGAGAGATGGTTAAGGTGATTGTATAGGTTGTTTAGAAGGCTTGTTAGAGGGCTTGTTAGAAGGGTTATACAGAGGGCTATTAAGACCACTAGATAGTTACTAAGATACTATATAGTACTATATAACTATATAGAGAGTAAGATTAAGAAGGCTGTTAAGAAGGATAGATATTTTATTCACATATGATGGTGACCCAGAGGTTGGTACAACCGATAAAATTTTATAAAAAATAAAAAGCCCCCAATTAAGGAGGCTCTTAAGATATTTTAAATCAGTGTTTCCAGAACTGTCTTCAGTGATGACTTGGTTGTCTGATAAAAATGAGTGAATCCATTGTTGTTATCGAATATCTGCATCATAACAGCATCTCCCTTGATTGGGTACACTCGGATATCATAGTGAAACCCATTAAAGACAGCAGAACCATTACAGAACACACTAAAATCATCCACTGAGATATACTCTTCATGCCCTGTGATTTTTATACAGACACCTTTGCTCGGTCTCTTAGGGTTGATATCTTCCATAATAGACATATTCTGTCCACCAAGAGATGTCATAGTGACCACTTTACGGTTCTTCTGTTTAAAGTACATCTTAACTTTCTGTAAAGTGTCTTCATAGAACGGATAAGACTTCTCTACAAAGATTCCTTCTAATGGCTCTTTACCATTCTTAACTTCTCTGATATGCCGTACTGAGAAGACAAGCTGCTCTAGTATGTCAAGGCTTTCTTTGGATAATGCTTCTCGAACATCACTCCAGTCAAGTACTAGGTAGTTACCTTCAACTTCTTTTACATCACCCTTTTCCATAACTCTCAAGTCTCTTTTAATCACTTTGCACCTTCCTCTCTACAGACCCTGAAAATTGGTTTATAAGCATTCTCTGGAGAATATATAAAGTCATCTTCAGCAACCTTAAACAGATACATGTCGAGTCTTGCAAACTCCTTAGTAGGATTCTTCAGCAAGATTGTATAAGAGCCATCACTAAAGATTGTACCGACTGTACCATTACCTACTAAAAGACCTGTCTCAACTTCTCTTATATCATACTGCCAACCAGTAAGTAAAGGATGCTTCTTGACAATAGGCTCCTGTACACCCATCTCTTTCTTAAGCATATGCTCCATGTATCGTTCTGAGCATTCCCAGATAAAACAATGTACGAGAACCTTAGCAGCATGTCTTGAGCAATTCAACTTATCACAAATTTCTGTGTACATCTCATCTTTAGTAGAATTGTCAAGCATTGCTCTTTGCACTACTTCTTTAATTTTCATAAGCTCTCCGAATAACCCTATTAAGCATCTCTAAAGTCAGCTTTCCAGATTCTAAATGCGGCATAACAAGCTTTAAAGCTTTTTCAACATCATGCACAATATCAATTATACCTTCTTCATAGGCTTCTACGAGGATATCTTTTACACCGATATAGCCTTCATTGATAATGATTTGCATATCAAAATCTTCTGATTGCTTGTTTAACTTACCTCTCCAATACCCATCAGCATTAAAAGATATCACTTCACACTCTTTAAAATCCATATCATCTGCATTGAATGGAGTAATTATTGTGCATTGGATTGGATACTCTACACCAGTGGTGTCAACATCAAAAACCTTCACAGAAGTGAGTGGTTTCTTTGTTTTAGAGCAGTAAACTGTCAATCTTTTACCAATAAGCTCTTTCATTTCGCTACCTTCTAAGTTTCTACAAAGGGGCTATCTAGTAACCCCTAAGTTATTACTCAGACTTTTCAGTCTTCTTATCGGATTTCTTACTAGTCTTCTCCTCAGCTTTCTGCTCAGGTTCCTTCTCAGGAGTTGCCTTGATAACCATATCAAGAAGCTCTGATAAGTCACTCTTCAGCAAAGTAACAGGCTGCTCGTTGTAGAAGTTTTTGTCAAGATAAACTTTAAACTCTTCTATAGAAGGAAATCCAAAAATTGGTACAGGTGTTTTAATCATTACTTAGTCTCTCCATAAGCATCTTTCAAGATTGCCTTGTTAATCATTTCAGCGATTGCAAAACGAACACATACAGCTATAATTGTAGGTTGCATTCTTTACTTACCTCTTCAAGTTTAACCTCAGAATCCTTAAGTCGTTTCTTATAAACTCTGAACCTCATTAGTGAGATGATGATACCAGCTAAAGGAACAACATACAAGTACCAGACATCATGCAACTTTGCAGTAATCTGTGTAATGGTCAAGTCTTGAGCTATACAACTGATTGCTGATACTACCAGTAACATTGCTAAGAAGAACGCCAATACCATAACAATACTTAGGCATCCTCTGGCATGGTGTTCATGCTTAATACACTTGTTCTTTTCATCAACAACCATGTTGTAGTCGTTTGTAAAGTCTCTGTAGAAAGCTTTCAAGTATTCTTGACTGTAGCCTTCAAAGCAACCTGTACCGTACCAGTAATCACCACCAAAATGTGCTATGATACCGGTATCTCCATTTGGTTTTGTTACTCTTAGGGAGACATGATGACCAGTCTTCTGGTAATCTATCTTATATCTTTCTTCGTAAATCATTTTCCAACCCCTCTCAATCGTTTGTTCCATTCAAGGTTAACAAATCTTTGCAGAACTTTCCCTCTAGGTGTTACGCCTTTTAAATCTGCATCATAGCAATGGTAAAAATCGCCTTCAGCGTACTTACCATAACATTTTCTGATATTATGGCTTCTGCGATACTGTTCTAACAGGGAAAGTTTGTAGTAATCTTCAACTGTAGTTAACTTTTTCATTCTTTTACCATGTCTCTTCTCTAGAAACTAAAAAGGGAACTACCTCTCGATAGCTCCCATCATAATCAGTTTTGTATACTCGGTCAAGAGTATTTTTTAGGCAGTAATGCACTACGCTTGTTACTCTCTTCACTCAATAGTGCAATGAAATCATCACTTTTACCTTTCCACGGGCTGAACGAAGGGATATGTTCGCGGATAGCCTCAATCACTGTTTTAAGTGCTGTGTTCTTCATCCACCAATCAGAATCTGCTGATGCTACCACGTAGTATCCACCGTCATCAGTTAAAATTGGCTCTGAAATACATGGTGAAATCAAAGTGGTGATGATTGAACCATTGTTCATGTAATATGTGCGCTTCATAACCTTTTCAAGAAGCTTGTGAAGGTCACCAAACAGTGTTACAAGTTCTTTGTGGTCGATGTCTTTTTCGAGGCTTGCTCGGTACTTCAATAGTGCAGCATCAACCTCTCTGTCATTAAACTTGAAATATTGAACTTCATCAACAAGGCAAACACTGATGTTGTTAACATTCATAGTCAGTTTGCAAACTTTTGCAGGAGAGTTGATGCTTGGTTGAAAAAGTGCAACACACCCTTCAATATTTCCAAAGTGTTGTACAAGCGTTACTTGTGGAATGATATCCTGTTGCTCTTCGGACATTATAGTTTCCTCATTAAATATTTTTTAAGTTGTGTGTTAGGTTTCTCAAAAACTTCTATAGAAGATATCTTGACAGCTTCACCACGCATACCTGTATGTTTGAATATGTAATACTCTAACATCCCTATGTACTTTGCTGGTAAGTCATATTTGACATACACCGTCACAGAATCTTCAAATTCGACAACCTTTGTACCATCTTTGTAGTTGAACTCTTTAGGATGGTTGTAGTTGTCTATGTCATACATTAAAAAGAGTCTTTTACGTTGTAAGTCAAGCTTATTTGTTAAAGACTCTTTAATATCTGAGAAGTTTTTGTAAACTGTTACATGGAGCTTACTCATCGTTAAACTCTCTGACGAAGAAATAGTTGACTTTGTTATTGCCTACCATAAGGTCAAAGCAGGTATTTTCAAAAGGTTTGTTGTAGGCATCATAAGAAGTATATGTATCAGCTACTTGTTTAGTATTGAGCTTTTTACTTGATGGGTTTAAGAGGCCACCATATAGTTTCTTGATAGCCTCTTCTACAACAGACAAGATAATTTCGTCAGTAATTTCTTCGTACAGGTCAAGTTCACGCTCTAGTGAGAAGTCACAAATAGGGAAAACAACCTGTACTTTACTCATTAACGAATAACCTGTGAGACTTGAATTGCTTCAGTTACTGACAAGTCACCTACTTTCTCTTCTTTGATAAAAGTGAAGGTGAGTTCAACAGGTTCTTGCTCTTCTTGCTCTTCTTGCTCAACTGGAATACCATTAAGCTCATCAAAGATTGACTGCGTTGTCCAGTCTTCCCCACCATCTGGATAGTGGATTGCATAAAGAGGAAACTCTAAATTATACCAAGCAAAAACAGGACAACCATCTACATCATCTCGACATCTGTGTAGATATGTGTTTGTACCTTCAAAATGTAAATGCAGATTGCCACCCTTCTCATAGAGAATCGCATCTCGCAGGTCTAATTCTTCATCTCCACTGTAACGGCTAACATCGACTTTAACTTTAATCTGACTGATATTATTCATAAAAACCTCTCTCTGCTTGTTCGATTTTTGCTCTTAAAACTTCACAACGTTCTATGTGATATCTGGCCTCATGCTCATGTGTTGCCAAAGTCCTTTCAAGAACGGTTTTATAGTAACTCGCAAGCTGCTCTCTTGTCAAGGGGTGTTCTGAAATAATATCAAGGCCACTTTCACCTAGAGTGTTAAACTGTCCGTGTTCATTTACATGGTAAGTCTCAAACTTGAACAGACCATTGTTCACAGACTCAATAGGTGACAGTTCAACAAGTTCTACAGTAAACCGTGTATACACCTTGTCGCCTCTTGAAACCACATTGTTACCTACAATGCGTACAAGCGAACCATTACGGGTGTACTTAAAAGTTCCAAAGTCACTAGCCCAAAGTTTCATAGTTTTCTCCTTAGAAAATAAAAAAGGCTCCCGAAGGAGCCTATGAAGATATTACTTTGGATATACACTGTCAAGATAAATGTCAGCTTCCATTCTACGTCTGTTTTTAAGACCGTTTGAAGTGACCTTCTTACCTTTGACTGTAACCTTGTTCCACCATTGCATAGCTTCTGCACAACCTACCTTATTACCATCGTTGTGGCGCTTAATAAATGTAGAGTCCTGCATAGCTGTGATGCCAATGTTGTATGTTTCACTTACAAGTGCGTCAAACTCATTCTGGGAAGTTGGAACCTTGATGGATTTGTTCACTGCTGCAACGAACTTTTCAACATCTGCGAGAAGATACTGTTCAGCTTGTTCAGCAGTAATTTTCATACCCATCTTAACAGGTTTTCCGTCAATACGGATTGTACCATACCCGATTGTTGGGATTCCGGCAGAGTCTTCGTAAGCCTCTAACTTCAGACCTTCAAAGAACTTAATAGTATCTAAGCCTTTTCTTGAGAGTTGCATTATGCCTCCCCTGCTGGGTTAACAGTAACTGTTGCTGCATTAGATGTTACAGAGCCACCTGCACCAGTAACTACACAGGTGTAGCTTCCTGAATCAGCAGCGGTTGCACCTTCTTTGGTGTAAGTTGCAGTAGTTGCATCGAGGATGTCTTCCTCACCTTTCTTCCACTGGTAACCTGTTGCACCTGTTGCTACAACATTCAGCGTTAAGGTCTCACCTTCATTGATTTCTTGATTGGTTGGCTGTTGAGTGATTACCGGAAGTGCATTCACAGTAACTGTTGCAGCATTAGATGTGACTGTTGTACCACCAGCACCAGTAACTACACAGGTATATGAACCAGCATCGTCAGGAACTGCGTTAGCTTTCGTGTAAGTCGCACCAGTTGCACTAGGGATGTTCACATCGTCCTTTTTCCACTGATAACCTTCCGCACCTGTCGCCTCAACACTCAGTGTCAAAGAGCTACCCTCATTAACTACCTGATTGGTTGGCTGCTTGGTAATAACTGGCAAAGCATTTACCGTGACAGTTGCAGGGCTAGAAGTAACAGAACCACCTGCACCTGTTACAACGCAAGTGTATGAACCTGCATCTGCTGGCAGCGCACCAGACTTGCTATAGGTAGCCTCTGTAGCTGAAGGGATGTCAGAGCCATCTTTCTTCCACTGATAACCTGTTGCACCTGTTGCAGTCACTTCCAAGTTAATGTTTCCACCCTCATTGATGGTCTGGCTAGAAGGTTGCTGTGTAATCACAGGCAGTGCGTTGACAGTAACTGTTGCCGCATCTGAGGTAACACTTGTTCCAGCCTCTCCAGATACAACACAAGTGTATGAACCTGCATCAGAAGGTGCTACAGACTGTTTTGTGTAGGTTGCAGATGTGGCGCTAGTGATATCCTCACCACCCTTTTTCCATTGATATCCAGTGGCATTAGTTGCAATAACACTTAGGGTAAGTGTGTCACCTTCATTTACTGTTTGATTGGTTGGCTGCTGAGTGATTGCTGGTGGATTGACAGCATCCTTCAACTTAGCATTCAACATTGAGAATGGTTTAACTCTTGCCAGCCATTCACAATAAATTGTATCAACATCTTTACCATTGATAATTGCATATTGTAAGTCCATGAAGAAGTCAGAAGTTCTCATTTGAGCACCAATGCTGTAAAGCAACTCATCACTAAATGGAACTTTGTAGTCTGGTTTGTAGTCAAACTCCTCAACTTCTGCAATATCAGCTTCAGGCCAATACGAACTATAGGTAAGCGGTAAAATAGCCTCTTGATATGCTCTAAAATCATATCTCTTACCAGCTTTTACGTTTGCAATGAAGCCCTTCACAAACTCTTTGAAGTCTGGGTAAGTCTTTGCTTTAATCATTTCTTTTTAGCCTCTAAATGTGCGTTTAGTCTAAAATAACCTTTGTGATGTGGAGATACATCACCAACAACAATACCTTTAACCTTATAACCCTTACCAATTACATACTGGATATCCATAAGGAATCTTCCAAGACCAACAATATGGAACATTGGATATAGTAGATTCTCAGAATCTGGAATATTGATTTCAGGTTTGTAGGTGCGTTGTTCGCTTGTTGGTGTAATATCTTCTTCAGGCCATTTGCTGAGTCTCCATGTCAAAGGTGTTGGGATAACATCATTAAGGTTGTACCTTTCACCATTTTGCACGGAATTGATATAGGATTGTAGGAAGCAATAAAAGTCTTTTGCACTCTTAGCTTTCATTAAATATCCTTATAAATAGTTAAAGGGGCATCAGCCCCTATTCACACTTAAGCTTTAGTCTTAAGTAGGTTCTTAAGTTTTTTAAGATTCATACTCTCATCAAACTTAAAACCAAATCCATTGACATAATCAATGAACTCGGATTTCTTACTAAGTGACAATGCGTAACTCATATCAAAGTTCTTACTTGTTTCTGCGTCTGGACTAGAGTTCACATCAAATGAAATTTCTGTAGGTTCTTGCTTACTTTTTCTCATATTATCAGTCAACAAACATGTATAGTTTGCTGGATAGAAGTTTACACTACCATCAACGTAGCTGTACTTATTATTATGGATAAGGTTGGAAAATACCTTAAGGAATGTTTCTGAGTCGTGGCAAACAAGTTTGAATTGGCTGGACTCTCCAAGCGCAACTAATGAGTATGGACTTTCACTATCAAAGTCATAGTTTGGATTCGATGCCGTCACTGTTACACGCATCAAGTTATTAGCAATAGTCTTCTGTTTAAAAGAATTTTGAACATAGTGAAGACCCCGCTCACACTGACTGACTAGCTCTTTAAGTAGGTCATTTGCATATGGTGAGTTAATTGATACAGAGCCATCACTATTGTAATTAAAACTTACTGTTAACATTTTTCAGTTCTCCTGCGATTTATAATTTTGCTGCAATAGAGAAACGAAGTAAACTCACTGGAAGAAACCACTAAGTGTTGTTCACTAGATTGAGCCATTGCCCTGAAATATATTCCAGTCAAAGCATCATAGTGACTATTCTTTCCAATTGAGGTTATATAGCCATGACTCTTTGCAGTTTGATATAAGTCTATAATATCTGCGATTTCTAATTGGGAACTACACATAGATAATCCTCTTGTCTTCTGTAATTTTGAAAGAACAGGTACAGACCAATTTCAGAGGATGAATAGTAGATTAATTCTACCCTTTTTGATTCCTTACAGTGATTGGTATTCTTACCTTTCTTCGGTTTATTTGATTTTCTCATTAAGTCTCCTTTGTAGAACAAGGCAGACCTACAGCTTTAAGTAAGATGGTACAGTAATCCATACAACAAGTCAAGAACTATTGCAAGTTAAAAAAGTTGTTGACAAAGTACTTGACAAGGTGTAGGCTTATAAATACTTAGAAGATAACTTAAAAGGTTCCTCTAAAAAGGCTATTTAAACAGATATCTTTCTGGATATCTATCTTTTATCTTAAAAGCCTTTTAAGAGGTCTTATAAGAGGCATACCAATGAAAAACAGAACAAACAAAGGCCAGTTTAAAAAAGGCCAGTCTGGAAACCCATCTGGAAGACCAAAAGGCTCTCGTAACAAAAGCTCACTCGTAAAAGCTCAACTGACCATTGATAATTCTGCTGAGTTTGCTGCAAAATTGTTTGAGGCGATTGTTACAAGGGACGCTGCTAAGCTTGCAGAGTTCGGTTTGACGACTGACGATGTAAACCTGAAGTCGATGATGGAAGCTGGTAAAACTATCATGACCCACTCAGCAGGTGAGATGAAAGCGATTGCAGCAGACACTAAGAAGACCCCCGATAATGGTGGTCAAACCCAGACAGATAACAAACCAACGTTTTCTGCTGTAGCGACTCTCAAAAAATAATTTTAAAAGGTGTTGACAGACTCTACAAAGTTGCTCTAAAGTCTGTCACATCAAACAACAATGAGAGAAGAGAGTAAATATGAGCGAGTTATTTAAACATGCACACCTTCATGCAGGTCGGACTGAAAATGGTGCTGTAAACCATACTTCATCAATGTCTGCTCTGGTAGACTTTTACAAAGCCGCTGGCTCAAGCCGTAGCAATGTAGAAATCTTACCAGACCTGTTCTACAAAGCTTTGCATGAGGATGTTGATGTTGCAGTTCGTATTTTACTGCATATGCGAGATGTACGAGAAGGTATGGGTGAGCGTAAAGCTTTCCGAACTGTTTTACTTCAAGCAATTGAAGATAAAGTTTTAGAGCCTACACAGGTTCTTCGCATTATGGATAAGATTGCAGAACTTGGTCGTTTTGATGACTTCAAAATCTTCGTAGGTACTCGTTTCGAGACGGATGCCTTCAAACATTTAGAGGCAGCATTACTAGACCCTGCAACAGCAGGTTTGGCAGCTAAGTGGTTACCACGAGTCAAACCACGTCATAAGCAGTTTGTAAAACGTTTCTGCAAGTTTGCCAACTTGAGTGAGAAAGAGTACCGCACACTGTTATCTGCACTGTCTGATACGGTTGAGCAAAAAATCTCTGCTAATGAGTTTGGTAAGATTGACTACAGCAAGATTCCTTCACTCGCTGCTGCACGTTACCAAAAGCTCTTTAACCGCAAAGATGGAGAACGTTACAAAGCTTACATCGAATCACTCTCAAAGGGTGAGTCTAAGATTAACGCTGGTGCTGTTTATCCATACGATGTGATTAAGTCTATCAAGCATGGTAATGCAGATGTTGCCAATGAGCAGTGGAAAGCACTACCAAACTGGATGGCAGAAGGTGAGAACATCTTGTGTATGACTGATGTTTCAAGCTCAATGTCTTGGGTGAATCTTGGTTCAATCACTGCCCTTGATATTGGCGTATCACTTGCCTTGTATGTAGCAGAACGCAATACAGGTTGCTTTAAGGATGAGTTGATGGTTTATTCAACAAACCCTCACTTCATTGAACTGAGTGGTGATTTACGAAACCGTCATCGTCAGGTGATGCGACACGTTGAATATGGCTCAACTAACTTACAGGCAGCTTTTGACCGCATTCTTGAGGTAGGTAAAAGAAACAACTTGACTCAGAAAGATATGCCAAGTAAGCTTATCATCTTCTCTGATATGGAGTTCAATCAGGTTGATGGAGCTAACGGTCGTACAAACTTTGAAGCAATTCAGAGTAAGTACAAGAAAGCTGGATACGAAATGCCACAACTGGTATTCTGGTACTTAGCAAACCGTAATGGTACTTGCGAAGTGTCTGTTAAGGATAACGGTGTAGCAATGGTATCTGGTTTCTCTCCAGCCACTTTAAAAGCTTTGCTTGGTGGTGAGAAGTTTGACCCAATCAGTGTAATGCTCAAAGCAGTAATGATTGACCGTTACATCTGGTAAAAAGTTTTAAAAAGGGTATTGACAATGTGTTTGATACCCTTTAATATGTTCTACATAGAAACGAAATGAGAGCTTTTCTAAGATACTGAAAAATATTTTAAAAAAGTTCTTGACAATCACTAAAAAATAATGTTAAAGTGGTTACATAGAGTTTGAAAAGTTTATCTCTGTTTAGCTCAGCTTGGTAGAGCGTTCCGTTTGGGGCGGTAAGGCCGGAGGTTCAAGTCCTCCAACAGAGACCAAATTAATGTTCCAGTAGACAAAATGGTAAAGTCACCACTCTTTCAAAGTGGATATTTGAGGGTTCAAATCCCTTCTGGAACGCCAGTTTTGACAGAAGACCAATTACAGCAAACTTAATCTACTCATCTGACACGAAATCGGACAAAGAAGATATTTGGTCTGGTCATTAAGAATTGCGGGTATAGAGAAAGGGCGTCTCACATGTCTCATTAGCATGGTATCGGCAGGTTCGACTCCTGCACCCGCCTCCAAATTTACAGAAGACCGTTTACAGCAATATTTATTAAATTTTTAGCGGAAAAATTGAAAGATACGGTCTGGTAATACTAAACATGGTTAGGAAGCACATAAGGTATGTGCGGTCGCCTGTTAAGCGAATGGCACAGGGTTCGAATCCCTGACTAACCGCCAAATTTAGGAGAGAAGCGATTGCTCACCGATTTGTAAGGTGCAAGTCCTTAGCCTGAATAGAAATTAAATGTGTCGTTATCCCGTAGATGGTAGCGGTGGGGACTGTAAATCCCTTGTCATTGAGACTCGGTAGGTTCGACTCCTACACGGCACACCAATAAAGGTTATGTAGTTTAATTTGGTTAAAATACTCCCCTGTCACGGGAGATGATGAGGGTTCAAATCCCTTCGTAACCGCCAATTTTGAGAGGGCTATTTAGCCCCTCCCTTAAAGAGTTCTTACGAGTATTCTTTAAAGGGGCAGAAGACCAAATACAGCAAGTACGTATGATATTTTCAAGCCAATTCAATTTTGAAAAAATTTAAAACTTGGTCTGGCTCAACAAATTTACAGAAGACCGTTTACAGCAAAACTTAAACAATCTATTTCTCGGTAAAGAAAAGGAGAAGGTTCGATTCCTTCACTCGGCAGAGGTCGAGTTGGTGTAATGGTAGCACTTAAGATGATAAACAACGGTCTGGTAATTATCTTTGTAGATAAGTTATTAAGCTTACCTGTGAGTATGCGACCACAAAGGGTGAAAGGGTAAATTCTAGATTTAAACCCAAAAAGGCACATCGCTACAGACCTTAAGCAAGTCTGGGTAGCTTATCTACAAAGATAATTTAATGGAAGTGTAGCAGAATGGTGATGCGGCAGACTTTTAATCTGACAGGCGATGGGTTCGAATCCCTCCACTTCTACCAATATGGTTCAGTCGCAGATAAGGTAATGCAAGGGTCTCATAAACCCTATGAATGTGGGTTCGATTCCCATCTGAACCTCCAAGCTGGTATAGTTAAGAAGGTTATAACACTCCCCTGATAAGGGAACATCGGTGGTTCGATTCCACCTACCAGTACCAATTTCAATAAAGTTGTTGACATTGAGATGTGACTACTTTATAGTAACCTTAGTTTTCGTTGCGTAGCGTCTATTTTGCAAATTTAAAATAAATGCAAACGACAATGTTTTTCTGGCAGTAGCTTGATAGGCTAAACACCAGTGAGGTCTTCCAATCCCTCATCAAAGAATTTGGCGTACTAGCCCACGGTATGATTAATAAGGTGGGCATCTTTAAGGGCTTTCTAAGAGAGTCTTTAAAGATTAATGCACCCTTAGTTCAACTGGACAGAGCAAATGACTTCTAATCATTGAGTTACAGGTTCGAATCCTGTAGGGTGTGCCAATTAGTTAGCAGATTACTTAGACGACCTAAGCGGGTCTTCCTGTAGGGAGGTGGTCTGTATCTCATGTTTTCCAGAACATGTAAATAATCTGAGAAGGGGCTTTACAGTGTTGAGATAATACGGTAAGCTTCGAATTATAGTATGGGACGATGTTAAGACTCTAAGGCATGAGCAACGGCCTCCAAAACCGTTTCAAAGGGGTTCAACTCCTCCGTCCCATGCCAAAGTCTTATTAGGGGTAGGTAGCGGCTAATGGTAGCCAAACTGTCTTGAAAACAGTTGCCACTGTAGAGATACGGTGAGGGTTCGACTCCTTTACTTACCGCCTAATAAGATTTAAAGCCAAGCTTCATTCGGATGTTGCTTTGGTATCCCTCGTGTATTGTCGTACACACTGATAAAACACCTAGTAGGTGTCACGGAGAAGAGATAATATCAAGCTCTCCAAAGGTTCTAGTCACCGGATTAAACAAGACTATGCAAAGACCTTTTTAGGTCTTTTTAGAGGGCTTCTAAGGTTATTACAGCTTGTTGTGGAACCTTGTTGCTTAGGTTCTTAGAAGTTCTCTAAAAAGATTTAATGGGAGATTGACGGTAATTGGTAAACCTACCATCCTTAGAAGTTGGTGTTTGAGGGTTCGAATCCCTTGTCTCCTACCAAATTAATACAGGTGTAGCAAAATGGTTATGCGGCTGACTCTTAATCAGTAAGACGACGGGTTCAATTCCCTCCACCTGTACCAAAAATGGGGTCATAGTTTATATGGTTAAAATTCGAGTTTTGCAAACTTGGGAACTGAGTTCAATTCTCAGTGACTCCACCAATTAGTGCATCCATAGTTTAAACGGGAAAATTACAGTCTTCCAAACTGAGGTTGAGGGTTCGATTCCCTCTGGATGCTCCAAACAATGCTGCTTTCGTATAATTGGCTATTACACATCCCTTGTAAGGATGGAAATGCAGGTTCGAGTCCTGTGAGCAGCACCAATTCAGAGGTCAAGTGAAAGACCGCTGGTGTCAACTGAAGACCGTAACAAATTCCACGGAGTTGAGTTAGCGGCACAACTTCAGACCTCTTTCACACTCGCTTAGTTTATATGGTAAAACATCACCCTTACAAGATGAAGAAAAAGGTTCAAGTCCTTTAGTGAGTACCATGTTCCAGTATCCCAATTGGCAGAGGATGCAAGCTCAAACCTTGTATTAGTGACGGTTCGAATCCGTCTTGGAACACCAATTTAAAGAGGCTATTTAATGAGATATTTGAAGTACGCTTCATGGATTTTCTTAGCTTTACTAGACCCAATTGCAGCAATCCTAGCAGTTATTTTAGCACCTTTCGTAGTTCCATTCTACAGTGAGAAGAAAGGACATCTACCTTTTGGATTCAGATGGATGGAGACATATGACAACCCAATTGATGGTGATGAAGGTCACGTTAAAAGATGGGCTAAGATTAGAAAGATTGGTAAGCTGGGTGTCTACATGCAGAGAGTCGGATGGCTCTGGAGAAACAAAGCTTATAACTTCTCTTACCATGTATTAGGAAGAGATGTAAAAGATGTTACTAAGTGGAAAGGTAATATCAACGTAAGTTCTGACCCCGAAGATAATCAGACAGGTTATCTCCTAATGTGGAACAACAATGCTTGGGGATTATTCGCTTTTATTCCGTCAATTAAAGTCTTTGGTAAACAGTTTTACTGGAGAATTTATGTTGGATGGAAACTAAAAAGTGTTGTCCCAGAAGAAAGAGCATTCTCAAGGGAAAGAGTTATGCTGTCATTCTTTATTCATCCACTGAGAAAGTAAAGATTTAAAGGGGATTAGTTTACAAGGTTAAAACCTCGGTCTTTGAAATCGAAGAAGTTGGTTCAATTCCAACATCCCCCGCCAATGCTCCATTACTCCAATTGGCAGAGAGGCCAGACTTAAAATCTGTGTTATGTATCGGTTCGAATCCGATATGGAGTACCAAATTTAGCGGTATAGCATAACTGGCAATGCAACAGTCTCTGAAGCTGTCCTATTAAGGTTCAAATCCTTATGCCGCTGCCACTTCTAAGGGTTCTTACGAGAATCCTTAAATGTGGCCTTATCATAAATGGTAATGACCCATGCTGTGAACATGGTCTATACGGGTTCAAATCCCGTAGGTCACCCCAATTTATAGTCCAAGTAGCTTATATGGTTAAAGCGCGTGTCTGAAAAACATGAGAAGAGGGTTCAAATCCCACTGGACTACCAATTTCAAAGGTGCTTAATGAAAGAGATGACAGAACAAGGTAAGGAGATTTTTAATCTCTTAAAAACTGGTAAAGGGTTTTCTAACCCACTTATTACTGGTGCAGCAGTTCTCGGTGGAACCGTATCTGCCTCTACATCACTTGTAAGCTCTATTAGCTCTGTAACAGACCCTACAATGAAGGAGAAGCTTGTTGCTGCTGGACTTACAACAGTCCTTCTAAACAGCTTTACAACAAGCCTGACAAGTACTACAGCAACTACTAAGACCTTAACAGACTACGGTCAAAAGTCTATTGATGAGTTTTCATCACGTATGCAGGTAGCAAAGGGATACTCCAATGTTATGGGTGCAGCAGGAGAACAAGTTGGTTGTACACCATTCAGTGGCATTATGGGTGTTGCTACAGAGTATGGTCAAAAAGCTATTGACATGATTAACAGTACACTAGATAGTGTTAATGGTGTGTTAAGTGACTTACAAGATGCTATTGATAAGGGTCTTGATACTGTTTCTGATTTAGCTAATCAAGCTGTTAGCAAGATTAATGAAGGTATCTCAAAGATTACAGCTTATGCAGATGAAGTTGTGCAGATGATTGAAGAAGAAGCTGCCCTTATTGCAGAGTACCTTAAAACGAATATCAATGGGTTCTTAGCAGGTATCTTACCAGACTGGTTTGATGATGCTTGTAAAACTGGTGTGATTGATACTATTGCAACACCAGAAATGAAGAGCGCATTACAGAAATAACGGAAGATTAACCCTAAAAGGTAAGGGAGCAGTTTGCTAAACTGCCAGTAGCTGAGAAATCGGTGTACCAGTTCAAGTCTGGTATCTTCCTCCAATTTGAATCCGTGACAGAAATGGATATGCGCCTGTCTGCAAAACAGGTTTATAAGGGTTCGAGTCCCTTCGGATTCTCCAATTTATTTTACTCTCTCTCAATTAAAATAATAATAATGCCCTGCTATAAGTATTCTTCCTTTCGCTACCGAAGAGTATTTTTAGACAGGGCTTTTTTACAGAGTTATACTTTATAGGAAGACTTATACAGTATGTCTCTGACGTACATTGTGGTTTCTCCTTGACGGTCTCTGTGCCGTCTTTTTTAAGGGGAAACATGGTTAATTATTTGGAGAAAACATAATGAGCGAGACCGTTTATAAAGAACTTTATGAAGCTAACAAGAAGTTAGAGTTTATGCAGAATACTATCATGGCAATTGCAGACAGACTATCTGTAGCAACAGGTATTGATATTAAAGAAGCATCTATGGATGCACTTCTTGATGCTGTTGATGCAAAGTTCGAAGTTAAGAAAGAAGAGACTGCTACAGACTCTGAATAATTCTATTTGCGGAGGCGCTTAATGGACTTAAATGCTGTTAAGCAGAAGCGAGTGGAAGATGTTAGGAAAGTCCTAGCTGGAGAGTTGGGGCTTTCTGATGAAGTAAAAGAAATTATTAAATCATTCGGTAAAGACCCCTCTAAATTCCTTCCAACTCAAATTCTGACTTTATTAAGATACACACCAGACCAAGTTCGCCTCATCTTTAAATTGATGACTGATAAGAACTATGTAGCACCTCAACCGGGTTCTCAAGAGGTCTTTTTAAATACTAATGCTGACTTGGTTCTCTATGGTGGTGCTGCTGGTGCTGGTAAAACTGCCGCATTGTTAATGGACTCTTTAAGATTTATTGAAGACCCTAACTATAATGCTGTATATTTCCGTCGAAATACAACACAGTTACAAGGTGGTTTATGGCCTGCTGCAAAGAAACTATTTGGTAAGTTTGGTGGGATTCCTCACGAGCAGAAAATGACTATCACATTCCCTTCTGGGGCAACTATCAAGTTTACCTACCTAGAACTTGAAAAGCACGCTGAAGGTCATCAGGGTATTGAATACTCAGCTATTTACTTTGACGAAGGTACACACTTCTCTGCTTCACAGATTTCATACCTACAAACTCGTCTACGTTCTGGTGCTGAAGGTGATTCATACATGAAGATTTCCATGAACCCAGATAGAGACCACTTTATTTACGATTGGGTAGAACCATTCTTAGATGAAGAAGGTTACCCAGACCCTGAAAAGTGTGGTCGTATTCGTTGGTATGTAATGAATGATGGTGTGATGGTTTCTGATTGGGAGAGAGACAAGATTCTTGAAATGTTCCCTCTTGAGATTCCTCAAACATACACCTTCATCTCTGGTACGATTGATGATAACCCAATTCTTGACTTCTTAGAGCCAAAGTATCGCGGTAAGCTTGAAAACAACACTCCTGTAAACGTTGCAAGACTTCGTTTCGGTAACTGGAAGGCTCGTGCAGAAGGTTCAAACTATTGGCAAAGACAATGGTGTGAGATTGTTGATTCACTCCCAGAAGATGTATTTGATGTTAGAGCATGGGACTTAGCAGCAACTTTACCATCTGAGGTTAACCCTAATCCAGACTGGACAGCAGGTGTTAAGATGGGTAAATCTAAAAAAGACGGTTGCTATTATATCATTGATGTAGTAAGATTTAGAGATAGACCCTCTGGAGTCGAAACACAAATTAATTTGACTGCTGAAAGTGACGGTAAGCGAACTGGTATTTTTATCCCTCAAGACCCAGGCGCTGCTGGTAAATCCTACGCAACATCCCTCATCAGGAAACTTGCCGAGAAAGGCTATCGTGCAAGAGCTAAACCAACAAATAAAGATAAAGTTACCCGCTTTGCGGGATTTTCTGCTGCTTCTGAAGCTGGACTTGTAAAAGTCTTGAGAGGTAGTTGGAATGAAGCTTACTTTCAAGAGCTTGAAGGCTTTTGTGGTGATGGCAAAACTAAAGATGACCAAGTGGATGCTACCAGTGATGCTTTCAACAGTCTTAACGAAGTTAAATTATTCAAGCCACCATCAATGGGTGCTCACACAGACTTAGTGAGAGGAAACCCATATGAGGGGCTTAGACGTTGATAGCTAGGTGAGAAGAATGGCAGATATTACAGAAACACAAGAAAGCTTACCACCATTTAGAATGGGTGAAGTAGGTTCTTTGGGTCTGAAGGTTAAGAATGGGAGAATCTATGAAGAACCTCGTCAGGCACTAAGGTTCCCTGAAAGTATTAAAACTTTCCAATTAATGATGCGTGACCCTGCTGTAGCAGCATCTGTAAATATTATTAAGATGTTTGTCAGAAAAGTCAACTGGAGATTCGTACCTCCAAAGGGAAAAGAGCAAGACCCTAAAATGCTTGAAAGAGCAGACTTCTTTAATTCTTTAATGGATGACATGGAGCATGATTGGGCAGATTTTATTAATTCTGTAATGTCATTCTGCACTTATGGGTTCTGTGTTAATGAAAAAGTTTATAAGAAGCGTCAGGGTAAGAAAGGGAAGTACCAATCGAAATTCGATGATGGTTTAATCGGATGGGCTAAATTGCCAATCAGAAACCAGTCAACGCTTGATAAGTGGTACTTTGACGAAGACTTTAGAAAAGTTACTGGTGTTAGACAGAATCTGAGAAATGTTTCACATATTGCTGGAGCAATTAATCTCGGAGAAAGACCACTGACAAGAAAACTTCCACGAGCTAAATTCATGCTGTTTAAGTATGACGATGAATATGGAAACCCAGAAGGTCGTTCACCATTACTTAATGCTTATGTACCGTGGAAATATAAAGTACAGATTGAAGAGTATGAAGCTGTTGGTGTTTCAAGAGACTTGGTAGGTATGCCAAAAATTGGTTTACCACCAGATTATCTGGATGAAAATGCAGAACCTGAAAAGAAAGCTTTCGTACAATACTGCAAAACTGTTGTTAACGATATGATTGCTAATGACAGAGCAGGTTTAATCTGGCCTAGATATATTGACCCAGATACTAAAGAGGATATTTTCGAGTTCTCATTAGTTTCTAGACAGGGTGCTAAAGCATACGATACAGGTTCTATTATTGACAGATATTCCAAGCAGATTATGATGGCATTTATGTCAGATGTTCTTGCTATGGGTCAGTCAAAATACGGTTCATTCTCTCTTGCAGATTCTAAGACGAGCTTACTAGCAATGTCAGTAGATATCCTGCTGAAGCAAATTAAGAACGTAATTAACCGTGATTTAGTTGCACAGACTTATGCTCTTAATATGTGGGACGATGAAGAACATGTACAAATCACTTATGATGATATCGAAACTCCAGACCTTGAAGCAATTGGTTCTTATATTCAGAAAACTGTTGCAGTAGGTGCTTTGGAAGTTGACAAAGAGCTATCTAACAAGCTTAGAGAGCATATTGGTCTTCCTCCTGCTGATGAGTCTCAGCCAGTATCTGAAAAGCTTTCTCCAAATAGCCAAAGCCGTTCAGGAGATGGTTATAAGACCGCTGGAGAAGGTACTGCAAAGACACCTTCAGCGAAAGACCCAAGCACAGCAAATAAGGCAAATAAATAATGGCTGAAGTTATCTCTATTTCAAATGCTACACGGGTGCATTCGTATAGAGGTGTTCTTATTATCACTGACAAATTATCTGTAGAGGCTGGCTCAAGGGTCAGCCTTTCAGGTTATGTAAGTGATGGTGGAACCTCTGACGTTTTCACTATTTGCAGGTTACTTGATGCTCCAATGAGTGGAAAACCGTTTATTTCAGGAAATTGTAGTGAAATTGTTAAAATTCCATTTGACAGTTCATGCCTTTTGGGTGTAAAGTTATATAACTGCGAGAATAAACGTATCAATGTTAATAGCATTGAAGCCGCTTTCATTACCCTTGACACTGCATTTCAATCTCCAATGACAGTTAATAAAGAAACAAACAGACTTGAATACATTTTTTCACAAAATGATTACAAAGTACTTGTCAAAGGCAAAGTATATGATATGATTGTAAATGTGGTAGATGAATCTGGTAACCATTCAACAGTCCTTAAACAAAAAGTAAGGTTTAATTAATGGGAACATTAACTATTGATGGTAAGAATAAAATCCTCGCCACGCTAACCCCAACGACTATTATTTTACACAATGTAGACCCAACGGCAGACCCTACAGCAAATAAGGTTACTCAGCCAGTGGCTATTTATTTTTCTGAACCGGATAATGGCTTAATTGCCTCAGAAGACACAGTTAACATTACTGTCCCAGCTTCTGCAACGGTCTCACACTATAGCTTGTGGGATGCTAACGATAAATGCGTGGCAACTGGTGCTCTTAGCAAACCTCAATTCTTTGCTGAAGAAGGTATCTATGTTATCTCTTCAGTCTCTGTAGATTTAAACAAATAGGGTGAGTAAAAATGAGTTCGAATATCTTCAGACTTGCTGATAGATTATTCAACCAACCTTTACTAGCCACTGAATCATTAGCTCACTCAGCAGCAACTTATGTGAATAACAGATTGCTGGGTGATGTCCAAGCAGCAGTAAACTTTGATAAACCCAAAGGTGAAGCAAGAAGTCTTTTAAAAGTGAAAGATGACATTGCTATTATCCCTATTATGGGCGGTTTAACCCATCGTATGACATTCATTGATGCAATGTGTACAGGTGGATTAAGCTCTTATGAAGGTTTGCGTAGAGGCTTTGACGAAGCTTTAGCAGATGAGTCAATCAAGACTATTGTTCTGCACATTGATTCTGGTGGCGGTGAAGCTTCAGGTTGCTTTGAATTAGCACGTCACATCATGGCTTCAAGAGGCCAAAAGAAAATTATTGCTTATGTAGATGAGTTCGCTTGTTCCGCTGCATACGCTCTTGCATCTTCTGCTGAAGAAATTATTGCATCACCAGATGCAGATGTTGGTTCTATTGGTGTAATTATGGTTCATCAGGAATTAACTAAAGCATTTGAAAAGAATGGCGTAACAATTAACGTCATCAAGGCTGGTGAGTTTAAAGGTATGGGTTCACCATTCCAAGCACTTTCAGAAGAAAGCAAAGAAAGACTTCAAAAGAGAATTAATGATACCTACGCAACCTTTACAGGTTTTGTAGCTGAATCTCGTAATCTCTCTGAAGAAGCTGTAAAGAATACTGAGGCGAATGTTTATTCTGCTCAGGAAGCTCTTGAACTTGGTTTAATTAACTCAATCATGTCTCAAGATGATTTCTTAAATTACTTACAAGGTTCTGAAGAGGCTCCTGTAAGTTTAAACGTTAACAATTCAGGTGAAGAAATGACTGAACAAGAAAAGCAAGAACTAGAAGCTTTGCGTCTTCAGGTTGCTCAAATGAAAGCTAAAGAACAGGAAGCTGCTTTGTCAGATTTGACTAATAAGATTTCTGCTTCTGCTGAAGCTTTTGGATTTGATGCAAAAGAAGCTGCAACGACTATTTTAGGTGCTGGTCTTGATAACCCTCTGAGTGTTCTGTTTATGAATGCTATGGAAGGTGCTAACCAGAAACTTAATGAAACTATCGCGTCCCATGCTTCTGCAATGGAAGAAAAAGAATCAGAAATCACCAAGCTGAAAGAAACCGCTGGTGCTGTTCTTGAACATTCCAACGCTATGGAAGAAGTGGGTAATGACGGCGAAGCTGATTTGGTTGAAGAAGAAAAAGAACCAGCTAAGAATGCTTCCGAAGACACCGCTGAACAACGCAAACTGGCTCTCCAGAATGCTCTAAAATCTCTTATCAAATAAGGAACACAATAATGGCATATCAAGGTTTTACTAAGTTAGGTAACAGAGAACCTCTGAATGATATCATTCTTTGGGAACAGATTACCCCAACAGGCCACTCTCGTAAAGAGTACACTCCGGTTGCTTCAACAGAATACCGTGTAGGTGAAGTTCTGAAAGCAGATGGTACTAAGGTACAAGCTGGAGAAGAAGCCCAAGCAGACTCTGTATGTATCGTTAATTTCTACGCAGACCTGCAACTGTCTTATCATGGTCAGTTGAAAGTGGTAGGTATCCACCGTGATGCAGAACTAAAAGACCTGCTGACTCTTGAATCAAGCGTTAATGCTGCTGAAGTCAAGAAAGCTCTGGCTGCTAAAGGTATTGATTTCGTACCAACTGGCCTGTAATAACAATAATAAGACATTCTGGAGAATTTTACAATGTTGACTAATTCTGAAAAAAGCAGATTTTTACTTGCTGACCTGACTCGTGAAGTCCAGTCTATCCCAAACACTTATGGGTATATTTCCAACTTAGGTCTGTTCCGTTCAGCACCACAAACTCAGACAACCTTCCTGATGGACTTGACAGATTGGGATATCAGCTTGCTTGATGCTGTAGACCGCACTAGCCGTAAAGCTGAAACAAGTGCTCCTGAGCGTGTTCGTCAAATCAGCTTCCCAATGATGTACTTCAAGGAAGTTGAAAGCATTACTCCTGATGAGATTCAGGGTGTACGTCAGCCAGGTACTGCAAATGAACTAACCACTGAAGCCATCGTTCGTGCTAAGAAGCTGATGAAGATTCGCACCAAGTTCGATATTACTCGTGAGTTCTTGTTCATGCAAGCTCTGAAGGGTAAAGTTATCGACGCTAATGGTGTTCTGTACGCAGACCTGTACAAACAGTTCGATGTAACTAAGAAGACTATCTACTTCGACCTTGACAATCCGAACTCTGATATTGATGCTCACATCGAAGACCTACGTATGCACATGGAAGACGAAGCTAAGACTGGTACTGTAATCAACGGTGAAGAGATTCACGTAGTTGTTGACAGAACTTTCTTCAGTAAACTTACCAAGCATCCGAAGATTCGTGACGCATACCTTGCACAGCAGACTCCGCTGGCATGGCAACAGATTACTGGCTCTCTGAGAACTGGTGGTTCTGATGGTGTTCAGGCTCATATGAACACGTTCTACTACGGTGGTGTTAAGTTTGTCCAGTACAACGGTAAGTTCAAAGACAAGCGCGGCAAGACCCATACTCTGGTTAGCATCGATGGTGTTACTCAGGATGGAACTGTAGGTGTAGGGCACGCTTTCCCTAACGTTTCTATGCTTGGTGAAGCAAACAACATCTTTGAAGTAGCTTACGCTCCATGTCCGAAGATGGGCTACGCAAATACTCTGGGTCAGGAGTTGTACGTATTTGAATACGAAAAAGACCGTGATGAAGGTATTGACTTTGAAGCTCACTCTTACATGCTGCCATACTGCACACGTCCTCAGTTGCTGGTAGATGTTCGTTCTGACGCTCAAGAATAATATTCTTAAGGAGGGTTATGAATGTGTTATACAGGCGACCCAGCCAATAACCCTCTTGATAGAGTAAGAATCCTCTGCACAGACACTAATAATGATGAAATTCTTATTGAGCAGTCTGTGCTAGAGTGGTTCTATCTAGAATCTGGAAAGGATGAAAAGAAAGCAGCCATCAAAGCTCTTAAATATTTACTCTTTCAAGTAGCCAAGATGGGAGATGAGAAGGTTGGTGGTGTTTACTTACGTAACTCTTCCAGATTCAAGTCTCTGAAAGCTGTTTATGACGACCTTGTTAAAAGCTCTGTTTCAGGACTACCCTATGCAGGTGGTATTAATCAGTGTGATATTGACATGCGTCGTCAGAATCCTTGCTCTGTCAAGAAATACACAGAATATGGTGATGCTGCCAGATACGAAGGCAGAGATTACTGCAACCGTGTTAATGGCGTATTTATTATCGAGCGAGATGAATAATGGTTAAAAGGGTTATTCACCCCGCTAGAGCAAAATTAGTCGGGGCTATGAAGAACTTGCAAACGGCTAATGCTCAAGTTGGGTATTTTCAAGAACAAGGTCAACATAGCTCTGGTTTTTCTTATCCTGCTTTAATGTATTTACAAGAAGTTATTGGTGTTCCTTCAGCTTCTGGTAAAGTATATCGTAGGTTGTTTGAAATCACTATGATGCTAAACAAACAGACCTTGTTAGAGCAGACTAAGAAGAATCTATATAAGCAACTTAGCAGTCTCAACACAGACCCTTCAAATACCTTAGAAGCATTTGCAAAGAATGCTCAAAAGGCAATTAAAAGAGGTTTTGGTAATTCTGCTATCCTCCCTCCTAACGCACCTTCCACAGTCAAGAAAAAAGGCTTTAACGCACCTCTTGTTGAGACAGGTGACTTAAGAGATAACCTTGCTTATAAAATTTCTACTAAGAAGGGTATTAAGAAATGAGACTCTTAAACAGACACAGCTTTGTAGTAAAGCGTAAAGTCTCTGAAGACGGTTATTATAATGATGATGGTGATTGGGTAGCTTCACAAGATATTGTAGAGGTTAACTGCAAAGGTAATACCCAGCCATATATCAAAGGTTCTGTAAAGAATGGTACACAGATTGCTTTACCGGAAGGTATCAGGCTTACCGATACAAGAATCCTGTATACCGCATATAAACTTAGAACTTCAGATGATGTAGAGTGGAATGAGTCTGATATTGTTATGATTGATGGTCATGAGTATGAAGTATTTATGACTATGGATTGGTCACAGCAATTAGCCCATACGTCCCATTATGAATATATCATTATTAGAAGGGATAAAATGAATGCAGTTAGAAACAGCAGAACTTGAAAAAGGTCTAGTTAGAACCTTAGTGGATGTTATTGGTCACAGACTAGCTCGTGATAAAAATAATAGACCAAACGTAATTAGAGCTTACCCTTCTGATAACTCAAATGACAAAGGTTTAAAACCTGACCAGCCATTTATTACCGTATATTGTCAAGATGCTGCAACACCTTATGGTTGGGTTCTTGATAAGTTTGTTGAGGATGATGTAGTTTGCTACAGAATTGCTTTTCAGATTCCTGTATTGATTACGGTAAATGGTAAAGGTGCTCACAGTATTATGCTTGAGCTTAAACAACGATTAGAGATGAGTTCAGTCAGAGATTTAATCCTTGAAGAAACAGGAGCTACAGTACTAGACACTGGAGCTATCCCGAATGACTATACTTATCTCAATACAGATTTCGAAAATTCTGCGCCTCTTGTTGTAACTCTTGTAAAAAACTCAGTCCTGAAGGATGAACGTGGAAGTATTATTGAGCGTGTCATTGTTGATGGTGAGTTGGTTTATGAAGAAGGACAAGAGCCACCAGAATATACTATCCATCTAGATGTAGACTCCAAAGGGGTAAAATAAATGTGGAATCCAATTGTTAATGTAGATATTACATTGAACACCGCAGGAACTACAAGAGAAGGTTTTGGTTTGCCACTATTCTTAGCTTCAACAGATAACTTTGAAGAAAGAGTGCGTGGCTACACTTCCTTAACTGAAGTTGCTGAAGATTTCGATGAGAGGTCTGCTGCATATAAGGCTGCTAAACAACTTTGGAGTCAGACTCCTAAAGTAACTCAGCTTTATATTGGTAGACGTGCTATGCAGTACACTGTATCAATTCCTGATGCCGTTACCGAAAGTACAGACTACTCAATTACTGTCGCTGTTGGCGGTGGAATCTCTCAACCATTCCAGTATACAGCACAAAGCTCAGATACTGCTGAGGTAGTTTTGCAACAGTTTAAAACACAGATTGAAGCTGACCCAACAATCAAAGATAAGGTTTCTGTGAACGTAACTGGTAGTGGTGCTTCTGCCACAATGATTATTACCAAAGCTGGCGATAATGACTTTGTGAAAGTAACAACCACAGCACAGACTGTATATATTGCAGGTACAACTGCCGATACAGCAGCAACTGCTCTGGCAGCCATTGAAGCTTATTCTACTGACTGGTATTTCATTGCAGCAGAAGACAGAACTCAACAGTTTGTCTTAGCAATGGCTTCTGAGATTCAGGCTCGTAAGAAAATCTTCTTTACAGCCAACTCTGATGTATCAGCACTACAAGGTACAGAATTAAACAGTGCAAATGATGTTCCAGCACAGCTTGCTAAGAGTATGTATACTCGTACAGTTTGCTTGTGGCATCACGCAGCAGCAGAAGATTACCCAGAGATGGCATACATTGCTTATGGTGCTCCATATGATGCAGGTTCAATTGCTTGGGGTAATGCTCAGTTAACTGGTGTAGCAGCTTCTCTACAACCATCTAATCAGAGACCTCTGACAAGTATTCAGAAGTCTGCTTTAGATGTACGTCACTGTAACTTTATTGACCTTGATGGCGGTGTTCCAGTGGTTCGTAGAGGGATTACTTCTGGTGGGGAATGGATTGATATCGTCCGTGGTGTTGACTGGTTAGAATCAGACCTGAAAACTTCTCTGAGAGACTTGCTAATTAACCAGAAGGGTGGTAAGATTACTTATGATGATACTGGTATTACCCGTATTCGTCAAGTCATTGAAACCTCTCTGCAAAGAGCAGTCAACAGAAACTTCCTGTCATCTTACACAGTTAATGTTCCTAAAGCCTCTCAAGTTGCTTTAGCAGACAAGAAAGCGCGTATCCTGAAAGACGTTACCTTCGCAGGTATCTTAGCAGGGGCTATCTTGGATGTTGACTTGAAAGGTACAGTGGCTTACGAATAATAGAGGTAAATTGGAATGGCTATGTATCAGCAATATTCCCCTAAAGACGTTGTATGTAGCTGGAACGGCATTGCTATTGAAGGCTTTGCTCCAGACTCATTCTTGCGTCTACAGAGAACATCACCACTTGTGACACCAGTTGTTGGTGCAGGTGGTCAGGTTGCTCTGACACGAAATGCAGACAAGACAGGTACTATTGAGATTGAGTTAATGCAGACTTCTCTCTCTAACCAGATGCTTTCTGCAATTCAAGCTAAACAAGACAATATGGAACTTGAAGAAGATATCTCTTCTAACTTCGTAATCTACGACCCATCAGGCTCTGTTCTGGCAACTGGTATTAACGCTTGGTTGCAGGAGTTACCACAGATTGAACTTGGTCGTGACCAGAACTCTAAAACTTGGATTTTTGGTTGTGAGAAGTTAGACTACACTTCTACAATTCCAGCGTCAAGTGTTTAATAAATCCTATAAGGGGGAGACTTTAAAAGGTCTTCCCCTTTTTTTGTTTCTTTTAAAAGTATTAAGGAATCACAATGAAAACAGAATTTAGAGTAATTAATGGTAAGAAAGTAAATATCGTTCTGCTTGGGGCAAGAGATGGTATTAAGATGTCTATGAAGTTGGGTAAAATTGTTGTTCCAACCTTTGCACAGATGCTATCAAGTCTGACTGACAAGGGTAAGAAGGAAGCTCCGATGGTTCCATTTAAAGAACTTGTTGAAGCTTGTTTTGACAGAATTGAAGAAATTAACCTTGAAGAGATGGCTACCTTATTATTTCAAGGGGCAACTGTTGACGACTTCCCACTTAATATTGATACGTACTTCCAAGCAAACTACGGTGAGTTCATTGATTACTTAGCATTTGCGCTGGAGGCAAACTTCGGAAGTTTTTTCGAAGCAAGCATTTTCAAAAGCCTAACTTCTCAGTAAACATGGGTAACACTCTACAGACACCACTAACTGATGCTGCTGTAGAGGCAACCTATGAAGAAGCAGACGAGATGAAATTTGTGCTTGCTATTTATGGTATGGAAGGGTGTAAAGAAACACTTGACCAACTCTTTGCTATGACATTCTCTGATTTATTATCATTGAGACAATTTCTTGAGATTCAGAGGTCGTATAAAGAGGAAATTGCTTACAACGAACTTAGAAGAGCAGGAAAAATGTAATGGCACAATATACAGTTGATAGCTTCATTGTTGAACTTGGTTTCAGTGAAAAGGTAATTAAGGGCTTGCAAAGAGTTGAGAAAATGTCTATGCAAGCTGCTCAACGTATTGAGCGAAATATCAATAAAGCCTTTGATGTGAAACCTAACAAGAGTTCTCAGGAAGCACTTAATAGAATTGTAAAAAATGCTCAGTCTGCTTCGGGCAGAATCAATAAAGCACTCAACAGTTCCTTTAACCTTGATTCACAAGGTGTTAAATCTCTTAAGAAACTTGAAACTCAAGCAAAAAAGACTGCAAAAGGTATTAACAAGTCCTTAAAAGATGCTATGAAGGTTGACGGTAAAATCACTATTAAAACAGGTAGAGGGAGAGGTGGACAGAGCATCCCCACTGTTGGTGGTGGTGGTGGAGCACCCAGAGGTCAGAGAGTAGATGTTGCTCAGAGACAAATGGAAAGGATGTTTAATAACAACTTCTATTCAGGGTTAACCCGTAGACTGGAAACAATTGGTGGTCAAGGTAACCAGATGGCAGCCTCTTTCAGAGGAAGCTTGCAAAATATCTATAACAGATATAAAGGTACTGGTAAAGTTGGTGAGTATGAGATGGAAGTTAAAAAGCTCATCGACGTAACCAAACGTTGGGTTATTGCAGAAAATGCTAGACTAAAATCAGTTAAAGAATCAGCTTGGCTACAGGATAGAGCTAACGCATCATTACGCCAATTAGTTGGTGGGTTTGTTTCAGCTTACGCTTTACTGGAACTATCTCAAAAGACTATTGAAGCTGGTGTAAAAAGACAATCTGCACAGTTAGCCTCTACAGCTATCTTTGGAGCAGATACACAGCAAGCTAGAATGTTCGCTGCATCATTCGCACATCAGATTGGTCAGAACTACACAGACACTATGAAGCAGTACTCAAACTTTGCTGCTGGTGCTCAACCAACACTTGGTTTTCAAGGTACTCAAGAGTTCTATAAGAATGCTGCAATGTTTGCCCGTATCAGGGGTGCTACTGATGAAGACTTGAAAGGTATCATGGTTGCATTCCAGCAGATGGCATCAAAAGGTAAAATCCAAGCTGAAGAACTTCGTGGACAGTTAGGTGACCGTTTAGCAGGTGCTGTGCAGTTATTCGCTGATGCGATTGGAAAGACTCCACAAGAACTTGATAAGCTGATGAAAGACGGTAAACTTCTTGCTCAAGACGTTCTCCCTAAAGTATCTGAAAGGATGGCTGAACTTGTCAAGCAAGCAGGTGGTATGAATGCTGTATCCAAGCAGACCGCTACATCAATGGGTCAAGCTAAGGCTATGTGGGATAATACACTTGTAGCACTGTTTAACGGCTCTAGTGAAGGTATTTCACAGTTATCTAACTCTGTTGCGATGTTCTTGCAAGGTTCTATGGGTAGCACGCAGGCTTTAGGTCTTGTGATTGGCAACCTGTTAAAAGGTGCTAGCAATCTACTTGACTTCGTTACAGACTTCATGTACAGAACATCTGCACTATACTACTATGCAAGAGCTTGGTATAAAGACCTTGACAACAGCCAGCAAAAGCTTATCAAAAGTGCTGGTGAATTTCTAGGAACAGTTGTCACAATTGGCGGCGCAGTTGCTGTAGTATCAAAAGCAGTCAAGCTCCTAAGTGGTTTGGTTGGTGGTGGTATCTTTGGTAAAATCTTACAAAGACTTGGTGTTAGTGCAGCAGGTACAGCAGCAGCCGGAGAAGCAGCCGCAGCAGCAGGTGGAGTCACAGCAACGAGAATGGCACTTGGTACTGCTGGTTCAGCATTAATGCTAAGAGGTTCTACAGACCCAAATGCTGCTAAAAACTACAGTGAAGTTACATTACCAAAACCATTTGAAAATGCTGTTGCAAATATTACAAACCCAAAAAGACCAATGTTCTTTGATGAGAATGGTCAACTTCAGTTTGCACAGTACACTCAAGACGTTGAAGGCAACAGAAAGTTAATTGATAATGGTCTATCTAATTGGGAGATTATCATGGAGAAGCTATCAACATCTATTGATAATTTTGCCAATAAGTTTAACCAGACACCAATGATGATGACACCTTCTGGTTTACCTATGCAGACTAAACAAACCCTGAATGTTACTTTCAACCTTGATGGTAAACAAATTGCTACTAAGATGGTGGACATTACTGACAAGAATCAAGAAGACATTCTTCTAAGTTCAAGCTATCCAGAGGAAGAATAATGTTATGGGATTCTAATATGCAAATCAAATATAGTGGCAAAGATGGCATCTATTTCCACTTAAGAGATAATGTAGATGCCTTCTTAACCTTATCAGCAACTGAAAACATGGAATTTGACAGCCCTATGCAGGTAACTACACAGAACATGCAATCAGGGCAAACCGTCACAGATAATGTGCAGAGAGCACCCAGAACAATCACTATTAGTGGTGTCGTTGTAGTTGGCTATGAAGGGAGCTTATTATTAACTCGTCAGGGTCAATTAGTAGAAAACTTCATCGACACCCTTGAAAGCTGGCGTGACCAGAAGCAAATTATTTCGGTTATCTGTAAAGATGGTATTAAAATTGACGACTCCATTATTACGAGTTTTAAAGCCTCTAAAGATGTTGGTATTTCAAATGGTCTAAGAGTCCAGCTAACTTTTCAGGAAATTAACTTCAAAGCCATTGTAGGGCAAACTGATATTTCAGCAGCTACTGGCAAAACTGCTACCACGAATGACGGTGGCGCTACCAGTAAAAAGAATACAGGGAACACTACAACAAGTTTAGGTAATGGTAAATTAAACTGTCAGTTATTATTTGACCTAGATGCTAATGGTGTAAGGGAACTCACTAGTGCTGAAGACAATGCTCTTGCAAAATGCTCAATGTCTGCGAAGACAAGAAAAGGTGTTACCACATTCAGTGACGAGGCTGAAAGAAATGCTGGAGCAGCGTTAAATAGTACTGCTGGAAATGGGAAGGCATTACAAAAGCACTCAGTGAATCCGAATAAGAAGGGGACTTATTAATGTCACAATATATTCCTGTTCCTGATACAGAGTGGTCTACACAAACTGTAACTCTGGATGGCACTGTCTTTGTAATTGAGTTAAAGTACAAAGAGAGGCTTGACAGATGGTTCTTGACGCTATCTGATGTTGATGGTAATGTATTATTATCTGAAAAGAAATGCCTTGCAGACCAGTCAATCACAGGACGCTATGTAATTCCTTCATTAGCTGGAGAGCTTTTTGTTGAACGAATGTATGGTACTGATTTACAACCTACCAGAAATAACTTCGGAAGAGAAAAGGCATTTGAGCTTAATTATTACACTCAAGAAGATATGAGATTAATGGAGAATTTATAATGTCTGTAAAAGATAGCACTGCTGGGGCTTCTTTTAGGTGCTATCAATTGGCTGTAGGTAGTGAAACTACAGCCTTTAATGATAAACCTACAAGCCATGCTAAAGATTCTATGCAAATGGATTATTTCGATAACTTACAATTCACTTGTAATGTGTCTTATACGTCTCAGAAGAATAAAGTAACCTCTGATGATACCACTTTTGAAATCTACAACCTAAATAAAGAGATGAGAGCCAAATTTAAAACAGTTGGTGCAACAGTTATGCTTAGAGCAGGTTACACCACTGGCTTTAAAAGAGATGCAAACGGTGACCTTATTATTGAGTATGACAACCTCCCATTAATTTATTTAGGCACTATTGAGTATGCTTATACATATAAGCGTGGTGTTGATATGATTACGAAGGTTATCTGTTCCAATGATAAAATGGAAAGAACCACGATTAAGACATCAATTTCTTATAAAGCAGGGACAACACGTAAGAGTGTAATCAGAGACTTAGTCAATAGATTAGGCTTCTCACTTATTGATGAAGACCTTTCAAGTATTGATGGCTACACTTACAAGAATGGTTTTAGTGTTTGGGGAAGTGTTGCAGAGGCACTTACAAAGGTTTGTGAAGAAAGTAGTTTACGTTGGTATACATTTAACAAGCAAATCCGAGTAGTCCCTTTTAATGCTAAAGCTAGACAACTTTCTTGGGAAATTTACCCATATAACGTTATTGACTCTTTGCAAGGTTACTACAGAAGAACTAGAAAGGTTCTGAAAAAAGAGAATAAGACAGTTATTAAAGTTAAGACTGGAGTTCGTTGCAAAATCCATTTAGATGGGAGAATTAAGATGGGTGATAACGTCACTATTAGGGAAAGTGAAGATTTTGAAGGTCAGTATCGAGTAAAAGGTCTTTCTCATAATCTTGACTTTACTGGTGGTGCTTGGACAACTGAACTAGATTTAGAGAAGGTGGAATAATGAAGTCACCAGTTACTAGAATGTCTGGGTATGTTTCAGAATGTCTTGATGAATTTAGAAAAGAACTGTATACTGGGTTACCAGCTATTATCCAGTCTTTTGATTCAAAGACTCAAACAGCCACTGTTAAGCCACTTTACTCTATTAACGGTTTACCTATGCCAGAGATTACTGGTGTTCCTGTTCAATTTCCAAGTGGTGGTGGCGCGTCTTTAACATTCCCCGTAAAAACTAATGACAGATGCTGGTTAGCTTTCTCAATGTTACCTTTAGATGACTTCGTTGTCAATGACAAGAATACTCAGATGGAAACAAACATGAGAAGGACGCATGATATTTCAGACTGTGTAGCTTTCGTAGGCATCTGCACAAGAACACAGAATTTTAAACCAGACCCAACAGCAGTCAGACTTCATTTCGGTGACTCTGTGTTAAGAGTTACAGATGATGGCAATTTTTATTTTGAAGGTGATGTACACATTTCTAAAAACTTGTACGTAACAGAAGAAGTACATGGTTCAGATTTTATCAGTGACACGACTGGTGTGAGCTTCAATGAACACACGCACCATTATTACTGGACAGACCCTGCTGGTGAGGCTGATACTACAGAGGCACAATAATGAAAACAGACTTTGCATTAAATCTAGGTGGTGACTATGTTGCCACTTTAGGTTCAGATTCAGTGTATGTGGCTCATGGTGATTTAAAGATTACTGGTAACCAAATTAGAATTATCCCAGAAGATGATAAAGCTACTCAGGTTGCTCAAAGACTTCATATCAGATGCCTTTTAAGGTCTGGTGAAGTCTTCTTTAACACATCTGCTGGATTCCCATATTTACAACTTGCCAAATTTAAACAGAAAACTTCTATCTTTGATAATTATATGAAAGCTTACCTTGTTGAAACAAGAGATGTATCTAATATCTATAACTACTCATCTTCAATGGATAATGCTCAAAGAAAAGTAACTGTTAATTTTGATGCAACTACTACAACAGATATTTTAACAGACATTACGCAAGAGGTTAATATCTAATGGCAGGATTAACTACAACAGGATTACAAACTCTAAGATATCAGGAAATTTTTGATAATATTAAATCAAGACTTCTTAGAGATATTTCACCAAACCTTGACGTTTCTGAAGATAGCCAATTAGGTCTCTTTCTGGCTTCAATTGCAAGGTCTTTAGCAGACACCCATGAAGTCCTGTCAGAAATTTATGATGGTGGGACGATTGATAAAGCTGAAGGTTTTAACCTCGATGATATTACAGCTTTAAACGCTGTATACAGGTATGTGGCTCAGGCTACAAGAGGTCAAGTAGAGTTTACTGGAACAACAGGTGCAACAATCCCATCGACAACTAGACTAAGAAGCACTGCTGGTAATATCTTTTATCCAGTTTCTGGAATTACATTGACACCTTCATATTGTGTCGAGGCTGTTCTTGAAGTTAACTCTTTACGAACTGATGCAAATTATGTTATTATTATTGATAACGTTATTTTCTCTTATCAACCAAAATCTTCAGATACAATCACAGTTCTATTAACTGAGCTTGCCGATGCAATCAATGGTGGTATCGTAGCAAAAGCCGAAGTTATCAATGATGGTTCAGCATTACGAGTTTATAAAGATGAAGGCGACATTATTGCAAGAACTAACCCTATGGTGGTGACTGCTACGACGTTCCTTACATTCACAAAAATTACAACTATCCATGATGTTGTTGCTGAGGAAGTTGGTGCAATCCCTGCATTAGCTGGAACACTTATCGAAATCGAAACAACCGTAGATGGTCTTGACAGTGTATACAACAGATATGACCTGACAACAGGTAGAAATGAAGAAACCGATACAGAACTTCGACAGAGATATTTAGAATCTTTGGCAGTTACTGGTGTAGGCACTCTTGATGCAATCGTAGCTGCTGTTAAAAGGGTTCAGGGTGTATCAGATGCTTCAGGCGTTGAAAACGATACTGAAGAGACAAGTTCAGAAGGGCTTCCACCAAAATCTTTCAAGATTGTTGTAGTTGGTGGTCAAAATGATAACGTTGCTCAAGCAATCTGGGACACCAAACCTGCTGGTATCAGGGCTTATGGAGCTATCTTTGGTACAGCTTATGACTTAGGTAATTTAGCTCATAATGTCTATTTTAGTAGACCAACACCTAAGTATGCTTTTGTCAAAGTATCTTATTCTTTATATGATGAAGAGAGCTTAACAATCCCAGAAGAGGATATCAGAGATAGTATTGTTCAGGGTATTAACGCTTACGGCAGAACTCTGAAAGTTGGTAATGATGTTATCCCTAACAGAATCTATGGGTATATTTATGATGTCATTAAAGGTGTTGAGATTAATGAAATCAAAGTAGCACTTTCAAATAACCAATCAGTACCTCCTAGTGATGGTCAGTATACCACAGCAAGAATCACAGTTGGTGGTGACCAATATACTGTATGGGAAAGTAGTCAGTACACCATTGCTAAGGAGTAATAATGTTTCAGAAAATTGATAACGTTTACTATAAGACTCTTGATGAAAGGACTGTAACACAGTTTAAAGATAAGTTCATCTATACAAGTTTACTTAAAGCGGTTACTGATGAGTTGCAGACATTGGAAGATGTTTCATGGCAAATGCACACTGAAAGGAATATCAGAAAAGCTGTTGGACAGCAACTTGACAACATTGGTTCATTAATTAAAGTACCACGACCACTTGGTGCTGATGATGAAACATACAGAGCAATGTTGTATATCCAGATTTTCCTAAGACGTTCTGACACAACTCCAACGTTTTTACAGAATGCTATCATGACTCTGTATAATGCAACATTTTCACAGATTTTTGAACATATTACACCTATGACTGCTGGTATTGTGGTTAGAGTTAACACAAGAAATAATGTTATTGATACAGCATACACATTAGCAAAAATTGCTGCAACAACTATTGGCTCAGCAGTTATTCTAAGAGATGTAACTCTGAATGGTACTGCTTGGACACCTGTAGAGGTTGCTGATTCAGCCTTAGCAATTGTTGATGATAAAGATAACTGGTTCGTTACAGATGCTAACAAAGGTCTTGTTACTAACAATACAGGTGGTTCTTTAGAGAAGAACTTACTAGGTAGCTTAGCAGATGCTGGTGTAAGAGATGCCTATTACAAGGTTGATAGGACGGCTAATAGTGGCTCAGTAGATTACTTAAAAGTTAATAAAAATTACAACGCTACAGATAACTACATCGTTGGTAAGGAAACTGTAGCAGGTGGTGATTATGGTGTTATGGCTGAAGTAGCTCAAATCATCAAAGGTAGAAAAGATAAATCACAGCAAGAAGGAAGTTCTTAATGGCATTTTTAAACTGGTCTACAGATGAAGTAGATGCTGATGGTAACCAGCTAAAAGTATTACCACCTCCAGAAATTCAGGCAACAGGTTTACTAAGAGGTGAACCAATGGGTCGCCAATGGTTTAACTATATCTTGAACTATCTTCTCAATAAAGCAAATGGCACTGTTGGTGAAGTAAGGTCTTTTGCCACTGAGCAACCAGATTTAGTAGCTAATGGGTGGAGTCTTATTAAGACTGAAACAGGTACTGCATCCACAAGTACAACAAACCTTTACACTTATGAATTTGTAGGAGCTTAATAATGGCAGTAGGTGAAATTCAAATTAGTGCCTTGCCTCAAGCAGCCTTACCAATTGACCTTAGTGATATCTTCCATCTTAAACAGGGTATCGAGGATAAGAGATGTACTCTTGAGCAATTACTTGCTCCACACTCAAGCCTAAGAAATAACCCACATGGTGTTACTAAGACACAAATTGGTTTAGATAACGTTATTAATGCTCTCCAGTTAGTTGCTGAAAATAACTTATCAGATATTGTTAATGTAGCTGAGGCAAGAGCGAATCTACAGATTATGTCTTCAGAAGAGGTTAATAATCTTATTCAACAGCATATTGATGATAAGAGCAACCCACACAATACTACTAAGGCACAGGTTGGGTTAAGCAATGTTCAGAACTGGGTGACATCTAACCTTTATAATGAGGATGCAGATAAGTATGCTACAGCAAGAGCAGTAAATAACTTGTACAAGGCTGTTCAGGCTTCTTATCCAGTAGGTACTATCCATCTCTCTATGAATCCTGCAAACCCTTCTACATATTTAATTTGTGGAGGTACTTGGGAGTTAGTTTCAAAAGGAAGAGCACTTGTAGGTTATGATAGTGCTTCTAGGCCAGTTGGTTCAACGTTTGGTTCGCAGACTACTGCACTGACAGTTAACAACATTCCTGCACATACTCACTCAGTATACGTCACTGGTGGTGGTCACACACACGGTGCAACGGCCTCTATCAGTGCTTTTGACTACGGTACTAAAGGGACTACAACGTTTGACTATGGAACAAAGACTGTATCTACTTATGACTATGGTAACAGAACAACCAGTGCTGCTGGTTTAACACAAACAACATTCATTAATCGTGGTTATGCTGATGGTGGTTGGAGAGGTTTATCAGTTGAGGGGGCAAGCTATGACCCAAGAGCTACGCTGACAACAGCTAACAACCACACTCACTCTGTAGCAATTGGTGCGCATAATCACACAGTGGGGATTGGTGCTCACAGCCATTCTGTTGCAATTGGTTCCCACAACCACTCAGCAACAGTAACAGTAACCGGAGCAGGTGAGCATTCGCACTCTGGCACAACTGGCACAACTGGTTCTGGTCAAGCGTTTAGCGTTGAACAGCCATCCTTCGTATTGTATGTATGGCAGAGAACAGCTTAATTTCTTTACAGGGGCTGTATAGCCCCTTTTAAGAGGAAAATTTATAATGGCAGATTACAAGTTGAGTGAATTAAACTCAATTGATACAATTCGTTCAGACGACCTCCTTCATGTCAGGGTTAAAAAGAGACCTGAAATGCTGGGTGATGAAGACCGTCGAATGACCTATCAAGACTTCTTAGCGTCTTTTAAACTAGAAAGATTTGTTCAGATTGCTGGTAGCACTATGACGGGTGACTTAGGGATTGTTAAGTTACTTTATGGTGGTAAGGCAGTCTTTGACCCTACAGGCTCTTCTGAGATTACTATGGGGGATGTTTTAAAGACTTTTAAAATTAATGCAAATGGTCTTAAACTAACTATTGCAGATGCTTCAAGGTCTGCAACTGTTTATCATACTCTTAATAAGCCAAGCCCTAATGAACTTGGGATGAGAACTAATGCTGAGAATGATGCTAGATATGCTAGATTAGAAGTACTAAATACTTTTAAGTCTAGGCAGACAATTGTAGCAGATGGTCAAGCACTGTTGTTAAGAAGTGCAACTGATAGCCCTTCTCTCTATGTTAGAGGTCAAGACCCATCTGGAACTAATAAATGGTATGTTGGATTTAATACTTCAAATGTTCTTGGATTATCAAATGAAGCCTCTGGCACGACATTGACATTGGATTCAGCAGGTATTAATTCTAATAAGAATTTAAATATCACTGGTCAGGTTAAACCTTCAGACTGGTCTAACCTAGATGATAGATACTTTACCCAAACATTGGCTAATCAAAGATTTGCAAAGTTGGCTGGTAATAACACTTTTAACGGCACTAATACATTCAACCAACTGAGTGTTTTCAAAAAAGATGGTGAAGCAATTAGGCTACAGAATGCCAATGCTGCACAACCATTGTACATTAAAGCAATTGATAGCACAGGTGTCAACAGATGGTACATTGGTAATAGTAACGAAGGTGATAACGTAGCTCTAGAAAACTACAAAACTAGTGGCAAGATTACTGTAGGGACAAGTGTTAATATCAATAAAACACTAACTGTAACTGGTCAAGTTCAACCTTCAGATTGGACTAACATTGACTCTAGATATATTCCGGCAGCAACATTAAGCACTCTTGCAAAAATTAATGCTAAGAATACTTTTTCTCAAGGTCAGATTATTAAGGCTGATGGAGAGGGTATTAGGCTTCAAGGGGTAAATGATACTGGTGGTTTGTTCTTGCAAGGTTATACTTCTGATGGTGCTAAAAAGTGGTTTATGGGTACTAATGCTTCAGGAAACTTTACTATCAGGGAGATGGTGTTAGGTACTGAACTGTCTCTTAGAGAGAACTATATCCAGTTTAATAAGAATGTAACAATCACTGGGCAGGTTCAACCATCAGACTGGACTAACCTAGATAAAAGGTACTATACCGGTTCAGCATCAAACGCCAGATACATGTATGCAGGAAAAACTGGTGAAGGTGATAATGATGCTGCTATTGCTTGGGATGCTAAGACAGGGCTGTATAATGTCAAGACTGGAGCTACATCATCAAATCTTTTACTTCAGTTATATCAGGGGTCTGAGTCATCTACACCGTCTGCGCAGCTAAGATTTAAATGGGCGAATGGTGGTATGTGGTATAGGACATCAAGAGATGGTGATGGCTTTGAGAAAAGTTGGGCTATGGTGTACACAACTGCACAGAAGCCAACCCCTTCAGATATTGGTGCATACACTAAAGCAGAAACTGACCAGAAGATTGCACAGGCAGTAAGTGATTCAACAGACCTTAATAAAATCTACCCTGTTGGTATTGTAACGTGGTTTAACAGTAACGTTAACCCTAATACAGCACTGCCTGGTCTAACTTGGACGTACCTTAACAATGGTGTAGGTAGAACAATCAGGATTGCAGCAGCTAACGGTTCAGATGTTGCTACAACTGGTGGTTCAGATTCTGTAACGTTATCTGTTGGTAACTTACCTTCACACACACACAGTTTTTCTGCTACTACTTCGTCTTTTGACTACGGAACAAAAAACACTAACACGACTGGTGCTCACACCCACTCTGTAAGTGGTTCTACTTCATCTGCTGGTAACCACAGCCACTCTATTTCGTGGATTGGTCAGAACTCACAGCACTATTCCGGTGGTGGTGGTGGTTACATTGGTACAGGGCCGGGTTACACCGATGCTAACGGTGCTCACACCCACTCTGTAAGTGGTACTGCCGCTTCTGCTGGTAACCATGCTCACAGTGTTGGTATTGGTGCTCACAGTCATACAGTTAGTGGTAACACTGGTGGTACAGGTTCTGGTTCAGCATTTAGTGTTACTAACCAGTTCTATAAGTTAATGGCTTGGGTGAGGACTGCTTAATCCCTTATTGACTGATTGTTAAGATGGTGTTAATATTCTTTATAGGTATTCTCACCATCTTGGCTGATGAGGTGATTAAATGCCTACAATCCTAGCAATTCTCCTAAAAAATCTAGGTAGTTTCTTCTGGAAACTCATTTTATCTCTTCTAAGTGAATACATGATTGAGAAAGTGTTCTTTAAGCTTGCAAGATACCTTGCGGGTAAGACAGACACCCCTATTGATGATGAATTCGTAGATAACTTAGAAAAAGCTTTTAAGGGGGAGAAATAAATGAAGTGGATAGAGGAAGCTTTTAAAAATAATATTGGTGCAATTGTTGTTGGTATTTTTAGTGTTATTGGGATGTATACCACGATGCAAGTTTCAAGTGGTAAGCAAGAGGTGTCTGTCACAACAAAATTACAGCAGCTAGATAATTATAGCAAATCTAATTACTCAGCTATTCGTGATTTACAGTCTGACATAAGACTTATTCAGTTAGGGATGGAGAACCAGAAAGTTCAGTTAGAGAATGTTAAGGGTGAGAATGCAAAACTTACCAAAACTCTTGATAAATTCTCTGACAGTGTGAATAATCTGGCTCAATCAGTATCAGCCCTCCAAGCTATTACTGAAAAGAACACAAAGAATACTGAAAAATAAAATTTAAGGCTCCTTTTTACGGGAGCCTTTTTTTTTTTTTTTTTTTTT